CTGCAAGAAAAGGATTATCCTGTAATCTTGCTGGAATAAACTTTCTAGTTAAACCATCATGACCAACAAATGTTTTATTATAGTCTGAAGGCTCAACATACCTTTTTTTAACCCAATGTGCACCAACTCCTCCGGGGTTAGCCGTGCAACGTAAATACGTTGGCAGTGCTGGGTCAGTTGTTCTTAACCTAGATGCTAGATAGTTCCAACCAAACTCTGTTGGTAAATGTGTTATTTCATCAAAACCAATCCAACTATAGGCTTGTCCTTGATAACGATACACATCTGCATCTCGTTCCAAAAATCCAAATTCTATTTTAGCTCCTGAAGGAAAGCTCCATAGCTTTTCTACTTCTTTGAACTTAGCTCCGGGAAAAGCTTTTGGGTACAATTCCCTAGATTTATCTATAAGTTCTCTAAGCTCTGGCATTGACCTTCTTAGTATTAAAGCTCTATGAGCTGTAATATGACAATACCTTAGTGGGTCAATAAGCATTGCAAAACTTTTCCCACCACCTGCTGCACCACCGTATAATACGTCTTTTTCTGCTGCAGCCAAAAAATCTGTTTGCGGTCCATTATTCGGCATAAATGCCACATGAGACCCAGTAGTATCTAAATGTTCTTGTAATTCATCTGGAAGAACTTTTGTTTCTTCTTTAGTAAGAACATTAGAAGTTAAAGCTTTAGTTTCTGCTTCTACTTCTTTTTTTACTTTTGCTAAACTTCTAGTTAGCTTTTTTACTTTAGTACTTTTCCTATCTAATTTCTTTTTAGCTTTTAAAGCTAGTTGAATATCAGATAGTTCTGAGTTCTTAGGTCTACCACCTTTTTTACGAGGTGTACCGTCTTTATTAAGTATATAGCTCCCATCAGGGTTTGTCAAGTACTTTTCAGGATTTTTTTCCCAATCTTCCATACTTCCTATCTACATATTTTTTTAAGCCCATACGAGAAAGTTTTCTACCTGTCTCAGCTTCTAACCAATCAACCCCAATACCTAAACTAATTTCACCATGAAAAACAGCTTCAGATACTTCTTTGAGCACTGATAAATGTTCTGGGATAGGTTTTAAGTAACCTTCGACCATAGCATCTACCTCATACCCAAAAGGTATGGTTGAGGATTTTTTGCGTATATAGCCTTCAGGTAGTATATCCATTACACTTTTATTTAAAATAATTTTTAAGATGATACCAAAAATCTTCTATAGCTTCTTTAAATTCTTCAAACTTCTGTGGGTTTTTAATTCTAATAGCTAAAATACCAATAGCTGCTACAATAATACCTATAATTACTATGTCAATATCCATTACTTCTCCTGTTTAGATTTAAATATTTTATCCCAGTTATCAGCAATTTGCTCATCACTAACCATTTGACCTCGTGCTTTATTACGAGCCATACGATTACGTTTAGCTGCTGATTTTACTTTAAATGTTCCTGCGTGTGGCATTTTAATTTTCAGTTAATATGTTGTTTATAAGTTGTATTTCTTTTTCTGTTAGTTTTACCATTTAACCTTGTCAGCCCAATATGCTGCTGACATCTTTCCTTTTTTAATGTTTTTTGCATGACGAGCTTTAAAAGATTTACGTTTAGCTTTCATTCTAGCAGATTCACCAGCTTTAGGTTTACCTGCAGTCTCAGCTCCTTTTTGTCCAAAACGAATTGTTTTTATTTTATCACCTTCTTTAGCAACAACTATATGTGATTTAGTTTTGTGACCCGGAGTTCTTTTAGGTTTATTATACCCAGATACTCCAGCTTTTTCAAGTCTTGAATCTTTTTTACTCATGACACTTTCCTATATTTACGTACTTTTTTAGCAACTCGTTTAGGTTGTTTAGAATGTTGTTTACCTTTTTTAGTATCTTTGCGTTTTTTTCGAGAAGTCGCAGCATACTCCTGTGGAGTAAGGCTTTTAATAGCCTTTTCAGGTAAATAGCGTTCACCAGTCTCTGAAGACTTCTTACCTGACTTAGTTCGCCATTTCTGTTTAGTCCAGCTTCTAAGACTTCTTTGTGACTTTTTTAGTGCCATGTTTTTTCCTGATTGCTGCTTTGCCTCGTTTAGCTATAGCTGCTTGTTGAGTTTTACCAGATACTTTAGCTCGTTGTTCTAAAACAGTTAATATCTGTATTTTACGAGCAAAAGGTTTTTTAATTCTTTTTACTTTAGCTACTGTTGCCCTTGCATCTGCTGGAGTAGCAAACTTAATACTAACGGTATCTTTAGGATTTTCGTCAGTATATAAACGTCTGCCAGAGCCTTTTGGCTTTTTACCTGTGCCTACTTTAGGGTCTTTTTTCTTTCTAGCCATGTTGAGGGCGATTAGGATTTATACCCACCACCTTTAGCTTTGTATTGTTTAGCCAACATCTGAGCTTTACGAGCAGACCATTGACCCGGCTTTCCACCTTTACTACCTGCTTTAATTTTATTAAATAAATTCTTACGCATAGTAGGCTTGGTATAGTTACCAGCTTTATTTACTGTGCTTTTACTTTTTTTCTTTGCTGCCATTAGTGTAACACCCTATCCTTGTTGTGTATTTCTTCTTCTAAATAATGCATTAACCCACTACCAACAACCAACTCAACAAACTCTCCTACCACTACTAAGTTATTTGCTTTAGCTGCTTCTTCAGCTTCTGCTAAGTTTTCTGCAACTATATTAGGTCCTGCATACTTTTCGCCTTTTTCTTCAATCTCTGTCAGAAATATCTTCATAATCTTCCTCTGGTAAATCCAGTGGGGCTTTATCAGGCATGACAAAGATACCACTGTTTAAGTTATGATTAACGTCTAATTTGTCTATTTTACTAACACCAACCCTGTCGAGCAAGGTTTGAGCTGCTGATAGTTTATTGTTAGCTTGTACTATAGGTCTTTTAGACTCCATAATCTCAACAAGCTTAAAAGCTGCTTTAGGTGCAGAGTTTGCTAAGATTTCCTGAGTTAGTTCAAGTATTTCATTCTTGAGGCTTTTTACCACATGATGATAATGACTACTATACCCTGCTAACTCAGCAGCCTTTTTAGCATCGCCTTGCGTTTCAACTAGCTGTTCCAAAAAGGATTGCTGCTTCTCAGTAAGCTTTCTTTCACTTTTACTTGTAGTACTGGGTAGTATTGCCATTGTCTTAGTATATACTTCGGAAATAAATTTGTCAAGTTTATAGTAGGGTCTTGACAAAACTTAATCTGATAGCTATAATAACTTTAGTGCTCCCACCGGGTGCATATAGCTACTATTGGACCACCTAAGTAGTTCTATCCAACATAAAAACAACCCCTGCAAAAACTACCCAACCTGATTAAATTATTCTAGCTTTTTAGAGTGGATGTAAACTACTTACCGGCAAATCTGGTTGACGGAGAGATTGCTAGATTTTGTATGAATATGCTATAGATACATGGGTGGACTGGGGTGGTCTCCTGCCTCCCCCTAGAACTTGGGAGTCCTTCCCAACACTATACAAACTAACAAGTTCTAAAACAAACGTGACCACCCCATTTTAGCACTTCAAAGTTCCTACTCACATTTTAATAACTTTGAAGTGCTAAAAGAGTCCACCCATGTCTACTTAAATCTTCTCTTTGTCATCCCTAAACAGACAAACTAAACAAGTCCTTATCAAGTTTACAAAGTTTAAGAGTTTTGATGGGCTTTGATGTATGCCTATAAACTCCTCAGACTTGGTAGAGCTATCAGGACTTGAATAAGTTTATCTATCCCCTTCACCCAGTTTTTGCTCAAGCTTTTTTCAAAAAGGTTGTGGTTGCTTCTTGGCAGCAAGAAGTCCAGCCAAATTAAGTTAGCGTTAGCGTAGCTTCATCAGGCAATTAAAGTCTGCGTTAGCAGGTCCTCACTTGCCTTCTGGGTGGGTTTCAGGGGAGCTTAGTACTTCTTAGCAACTTGTTGCTTTAGAAGTCCTTAGCTGGGCTGACAAAAAAGCCCCCTGATTTCTCAGAGGGCTTAGAAGATTTAAGGATTATTCCTCTGCGTGGGTCTCCTGAAATCTTGCGTGTTTATCGGCAATCAACTTAGGCAATTTTCTTTTTGCAAAAGGCAAGGATTTATTTTTCTCAATCCAATCATGAGCCATGCGTTGCGAGAAAGTACCTTTTTTCCCTGTGTGTTTACAGATTGTACCTTTGGAAACACTTAGAATGGTTGCCCTAAGTTGATTAAAATACTTGTATTTTGAAGACTTAGGAAGTTCTTCACTCATCATACCACAGATGAATAATACAGTATTATAAGAAACAGGTTTTAATTTGGCACCCTCAAGCCATTCTTTTGTTGGTTTAAAAGCCATTATTTAACACCTCTAAATAATTGGATAGCATAATTGCTGATAGATTTTTCCATTGAAATTTTTGGGGCTTTAACCAAAAATGGCTTTTGCCCAAATTCTTCAAAATGGATTTTAATTAAGTCTTTTGCTTCTGTTACAGACTCGGCTACTAGGGCAAAAGACTCGCCTAGAATTTGGTCTGAATAATGAATATGTATTTCGTTCATGTTAGTTAGACAAAATAAGTTCATAATTAGTTCAATTATTTTTGTGTCTATTTTGTAACATCTTTGTGACATTTATGTGACAAACATGTGAAATTTTTTAAAAAACATTCCTCTTCTTGTTAACCCCCCATCGGGGGCTGCGAAACCTTGTGTGTAGCAAAATCTTTAAAGTGTGCTTTAGCACCCCTCACTTTGGTAAAGCTTTTTTAAAGCTTTTATTACCTTTGCCCCTAGCAAAGCATACAAAGCACACAACCCGATAGGGTTTTTTAAAAAGCCTTGTTTAGTTTGTCTGTTTTCTACTCACAAAGATGATATATAAATCTACTTATTACTATACTAGAACGCCCCCTGTGTGCGTAAAGTTGAGGGCAAAGAGTGTAGAAGGTACACATAATAGTCTTAAAAGGTACATAAATTATAAAGGTACATACTAAAATTACTGTACCTTTTGTTAAATCTTTGCAAATATTATGTGAAATCTTTGTGAACTTTATGTGAAATCTTAATAAATCCCAGAACTTTTTAGAAAAATTATAGTCTAATACTTAAATCTTTCAGCCTTATCGCACGTGCGAAATGTTGAGGGGGCTATTATAGTCTTACACCTCTTGACTTTTTGGGCAAAATCGGGCTAAAGTGTTGGCGACTTTCGGGTCAATCTTTATAAAACAATATAAATTATGGAGTGTTATGAAAATATCAGCAGAACAAAAAAAGGCTAATAAAAAACTAGCAGCAGATTATAGAAAAAGTTTAGAGTTATCTGTTAAAACTTTTGGCAGTATTGAAAAGGCTAAAGAGTATTTAGATAGCTTGGGATTTAGTTTTAAATCGGCTCAAAATTTTAAATATGAGAAGCATGTTATATATGGCAACAGAAATAAATTTGCTATGTTAAAGACTGTTTATAAATTTGATAGCCCTAATTCAATGGATATGGGGTATAAATATGAAGTCACCATGTTATAGAGTCCATATTAGTCTTACACCTATTGCGTTTTTGGGCGACTTGGGGTACTATATTGGGGCAGTCGGGGAACAAAGAATTAAAAAAGCATGATACAAATTGCTTGGAAACTAAAAGTATCAATCGTTCATAGTGCAAGTATATATCCGAGAAGCACTTAAAAAAATAAAGGCAAACCACCTATATAATCCTGAGTATGATTTAAAACTGCTCTGATATTTTTAAAGGTAGCTTGGAGGGTTATAATCATTCCTTTAAAGATAAAAAAACACAGAGAGAAACTCGCTGAATAGTGGAGTGAGTTAATAGATTATAACAAATCCTGAGCATGATAAGACTGCTCTATAAAGATTATCAATGTTTAGTAAATAGTTATCCCTAACTATTATTTGCTAAAGGATAAGATTTGTAAAGAGGAATAGGGCAAGTTCGTTGTAATTTCAGGACTTTATAAACGCTAGAAAATTACTAATCCTGAGTATGATTTAAAACTACTCACCCTTTAAGAGCTTACGCTACCTTCTCTTATTGTGGATAGTTAGGTAGTCGCTAAGTACTTAGTGGCAGTTTTGTTAGGTTTTACTGAGGACTTAAAATCTAACACCTTTAAATCTTAAATGGAGTAAAATATGTATCAAACTAAACAAAATCATAGTGATTATCATGTTGATTTAAATACAACTTATAGCTTAGTAGCTATGTATTTAATCGACAAGGGAGTTGCTAGTACAAGGGCAGAAGTAATAGCAAAGACAGTTAATCAAGCATTCAAAAGTGTTGTTGCTTTAGATGGTAATAACAGTAGATTAGTGTTTGACCTAATGCCTGAGCTATTTAAAATGGCAAAACTCTACATAGATATTTATGGCGAGGAAGGTTTTTACTTTGAACAATTTTTAAATGGAGGAAAATAATATGCTACCTTTAAATTATTACGCAAGAAGAAAAAGATTTTTAAATGGAGAAAATAAATGAGTGTACAAGCTGAAAGAGCTTTTCTTTATACTAGGAAAGGTGCTGAAACTTCAGGTAGTCTTAAAGAAGAATACTGTGATGACGGAGAAATTAGATACTTTGTCGAATGGGATATTACTAACAGACTAGATGAATGGGTTAGCAAAAAGTTAAAAGATACTTTAGCTATTGATGAAGATAGGTATGATACTATAGATACCTTTGAAGGTTTTTGTAGTTCTGATAGAAAAGAAGCTAACGAATTCTATAATGACTTATATAAAATACTAGACGAACAGTATGATTACTGGGATATTAATGGAGGAAGATAAATGATAAAACCATATATATACAGATTGCTTGAAGCTATCTTGAAGTCCAATAAAAACTATTGCTACATGATAGAGATTGAAGGGCATGTCGAGGTTAAACCCACTAGGGATTTAACTAAGTGTTGTAATTTAAAACTTGATGATAAATATATCGGAGTTAATAATCTTGACTTCTCTGATATTCATATCTTGGAAGTAGATAAAGACTCTACCGAAGAAGAATGGAATGTGTATTACAGCGAAGAACATGATGACTGGGTAAAGCAAGAGTATCTTGTTCATATCGGTGCTTTGAGGTGGACAGAATGTAATACTGGAATTGAAAAACTTTATGATTATCTTGATAGAAATGATAAACCATTATCGGAGATTATAGATAAAGTTACAAAGGAGTTCGAGGAAGAACTAAACATATTGAATGTCTAACACCACTTGTGTCGGCATTGTTTTGTCAAGCTGAGTGAGTGAGTGAAGTGGTTAGTTATAAAACCTAGATTAAATTCGGGGATATTAACCATAGGTGGTAGTAGTAGAGAATGGTACTGCAGAGAATTGTAGGAGAAATATCCACCTACACTACTACTGCCACCGACAGTCTTTAGTTCCTATAGAAAGACTTTAATACCGAGTTAGGAGAAGTTGGTAGACCTTCTAAAAACTACCACAGAATTTATAAATAATTTCAGAGTGACAGTAATTAATGAGTTCTTGAAACAGCCTCACCGACTTAGGATTTACCGACAGGAAGTGGTCATAAATTATTTATATTAGATAGCTAGTGAGGGCATTTTTTTCATATAACTCTCCAACCCTTATTAGCTATCGCTTATAGTAGTCTTACACATATTGCTTTTTGGAGGTGGCTCGGCTAAGGTAGTGCCACCTCGAAAGAGAAATATTAACTAACAATTTTAATGGAGATAGAAATGCAAACACTTGCGACTATAAAAAAGACTGACCTTTATAACCAAAGGAAAGACTTCAACAAAGAAAATCCTGATAATCAAGGACACATAGATATGTGTAGTTTGATTGATGATTTAATTAAGGTAGCAATCCACATGAAAACAATAATCGATTTACATAAAGACGATAAAGATGTTTATGATTTTCGTAGATATGTAAATGGTTATGGGATTACTTACATGGGGAATGGTATCTTACAGACCAATGGTTATTACATTGATGATGTAATGAAACCTTTTATTGAATGGAGTGATAAAGAGCAGACTAAATATAATCTTTATCATGGTAATCTTTTAAAGAGTATCTTTCAATCTCTTTCAGAAGGTAATGAAGATATTGTCGGAACTGTAGAAGCGTTCGACTTATGGTATAACAGCTAACAAAGGAGGTCGCATGAAAAGTTGGACAAGCACAATAACTTATTCTGTATTTGACATGGGCAGAGAATGTGAAACAAAAGAAGAATATATAGAATGGGTTAAACAATCGTTCTGGGAAGAACATGGTATTAAATTAACTGATAATGAAATATCAGAGATAGAATGTGAGGAGGTCGCATGAAAAGATATATAGTTAAAGGAGAGTTTGAGTTTGAAGTAGAAGCTGAAACTTATGAAGATGCAATAGAAGAAACTAATGACAAGCTAAATCTATCTAACATTGAATTTGAAGTAGAGGAGGAAGAAAATGAAACAAATAACAATGATTGAAAAGGTGTATCACACTTACAAAGTTGAGTGTGATACTTACGAAGAAGGAGTTGAAAAGATTATAAATGGAGAGGTTCCACAATCAACACCACTAAAAGTTGATTTAAGGACTCGCTGCATGTATTTACCAGATGGCACAGAAGTAGAGTATGAGTTTTATGATGAAAATTGGAACCAATTATAATAGGAGAAAACAAATGAGGTCAGCAACAGGAGAAGAAGTATAATGAACATAGATAAAAACAGAGAAGGTGCTTGGCGAATATGTGATAGTGTTAATGGCTACTTGGAAACAAGAGTCTATTACTTTTATACTAAACGAGAAGCTACGCAAAAGTTTAAACAAGAAATGAAAGAACTTAGAGGTAAAGCATGAATAAAGTAAATATAGGTTGGTGTAAAGTACATTATTTAGAAGATGAAGAAGTCACTTGGACAATAGGTAATGTTCGAGAGGTTGGAAAAAAAGAAAGCAGAGTAGAAGTGCCTCAATGGGATGAAGAAACTTGCATAGAAACAATAGAGGAATGGCACGTTCCTAACGAATTTATTGAAATGAAGGAGGAAGCATGAAGTTTAGAGTATTAACAGAAGAAGAAGCACTAGCTGTAGCTCAGATATTTAAAGACTTAGAAGATGATATGTTAGATTTTGTTTTAGATGAAATTAAATATCTTGCCAGTTGTTCAAGGACTATGCGTAAGATAGATGAAGTTAGTAAACTAGCAGAAGAGAAACTTAAAAGACGAAAACCAAAACTTAGATTAGTAAAAGACGAGGAGGAAACCAAATGAAATTACCCTATGAACAATGGAAAAAACTAGATGAAGCTATGGCATTCTTAGATGAAACTGTTAATGTAGTACCTATGGGAATTAGAATAGAGCCAGAAGCCCCTAGTTTAGTACAGCTTTCGGCAGAAATGTGGGAGTTGATAGATGAATTAAAACCAGACGAGGAAACTAAATGAAACCTAATGAAGCAAAAGCAGTCTTGTTTTTAAGACAATATTCTCAACACACAGACTTATTAAATGAGGTAGTTGAGACATTAAATTTTTTAGAAGACTTAAATAAAAAACAAGACGAGGAAACTAAATGACTATGACAATGAAAGAACACATGGAAATGATGGATAGAATTAGGCAAGGCAAAAATGCCGAACTTAGTAAAATAAAAACTGTTAAAATTAATGGAGGTATTAATGGTAAAAGTAAGAAACATGATAAGTAGTAATGGTAATGCAGTTGCTAATCAGTTTGAAATAGAAACAGATGATGCAACTTATTTGCAAAGCTACAACTCAATCATAGCTAAGAGAATGGATAGTGGTGTAATATATCTTGATGAATACTATTGGGATTATTCAGTTACTACAGGTCGCTACAGAAATATGTTTTTAGGCGAGAACAAAGGTGTTACTCAAATAAAAATAGATAGTGGCGAATATATATTAACTAACTTAAATAACTAGAGAGGTAAAAATGACTTATAAAATAATTAGATTTTATAGAGATAATGACCACCCTGATAATCAGAAGGTTATTAAAATAGGGCTTACTGAAGAGGAAGCACAAGAGCATTGCCAGAGAGAAGATACCCATTTAAAAGGTGTTTGGTTTGACGGCTATACTGAAGAATAAATAAAGAGGTAATTATGAAATATGTAAAACAAATGATAGCTGACTTTTTAAGAAAGCTAATTAAACTTGATGACTACATAGCCGATAGAGTCTTTACTGAAGTCGAAAGACTCGAAGCAGAAATAAAAGTTGTTAATGATTTAGCTAACTCAAATGAGTCCGAGTTAAATGACAAACCAACATTCTACGATATGGAAAGCCATGTTGAACATACAGTTAATGACGGCTTAACAGATGTAATTGAACGCTTAAAAAAATTGGAGGATAAATAAATGTCTAACGAATACAACGACATAATCAAAGACCATATAGAAAGCAAAGTAGTAAACGCTAACTTCTCAGCAGAAGATTTACTAGCTGAACTTGGTATGAAATATCAAGATGCTTACGAAGATAAAGTATCTTATGATGAGTTAATTAATCTTGTCATTGAGAAAAGATTTGAAGAATTTTCAGAGGTATAAATGAAAGTCAAACACAATGGCAAGGTAACTGAAAAGACTCTTGATAATATCAGAGCTAGTTTAATTAGAAAAAACAAAATAGAGGTAAATAAATATGGCAGATTATCAGATATATGAAAAACCTACTTCGGTAGCAGAAGCTATGAAGTACATTGAAGAAATTGTATTTCTTTACACAGACCAATATGAAGGAGAAGCTGATACAGAAGTAGCAGAATTTATTCATGCTTGTTGGCATATAGTTAAAAATAATACGAGGTAAAAATATGAATAAATTATTAAAAGCAGTTAAAGAAGCAAGTATATCTGTTGCTTGTTTGCTTGATGATGTTGCAGTTAGTGAAGATGATATTCTAAATTGTGAATTAGATTTGAATCAACTGCAAAAAGACATTGAGCATCTACAAGACCAGATAACCATAATAGAAAATGAATTAGATAACCGATACTCATTTTGGAGGGCAACATGACTAAAGTTAGATATGTAGAAGCAAGGTATGACACTACCCTTTCATGGGATATTGAAGCCATTGCTGAAAAAAACAATTTTAAAATGGAAGAGATTGAAGACATAAAAGTAGGTAAGTGGACAAGACTGTTTATTACTTTAAAAGATGGTGTACAATTTTGGGAAGATGGTAATGCGTCAGATACTACTGATTGGAAGTGGGCAGAACATCAAAGCTTTTATGATAAAGATTGGCTTTCAATAGACGAGGAGAAAATAAATGAAGGGCTATAAAAAAGGTACATTGTTGCAAGAGTATTTTTTAAATCCTCACTTCAAACCAACTGAGGAAGAACAAAAAGAACTCGAAGAATTTTTCACAACTAAAGGAGGTAAAGAGTGGAAGTTAAACTAATAGATAAAGGGATAACTGTAGCTGAAGATTATGTCGCAGGTACAGTTCATGTGGAGTATGATAATACTGATGTGAAGTTATTCCCTTTTAAAAAGAGAGTCATAGATTGGTGGCGAAGAGCTGATGATAGTAGCTTTGAAGGTGTTAAAATCTATGAGATTAAAGATAGACACAAGTGGATTGATGAACAAAAAATTATGAAGGTTGAGAAGTCTATGTATAATTTAATTACAAGACATTTGAAGGAGAAAGATGAGTAAATTAATAACTGTAAGAGCTTATGAATATCAAGAGCTAGATAATGAAGCAAAAGCTAGATTTATAAATTATATGTATGACAGTCCTTTTGACTTTGAAGACGAAGATGAAAATGGTAATACAGTAGTTAAGTATAGCTACTTTGCTGATATGGATTTGGAGGAACAAATAGATTTGTGTGAAGTAAATAATTATTTTTTCAATAGATATGGCGAACTAATTGGACATTTAGAGGAGGAAGCATGAGTAAATATCGCACAAGCAATTATGCTTTTACTGTATTTAATCCTAATGATAAAGATAAATCAGAAGGGTTAGATGAATTAAAAAAGCTAAGAAAAACAATAGCTTACACTAATAAGTTAGGACTTACTAACCATTATGTTAAGTGTCAAGGTAGGTGGGGTAAAAAAAATCCTAACTATAATCGTAGGATAATTACATTTTGCCCATTAAAACATGCAGTAAAATGGGATGTATATTTTTATAGAATGTAATTATGGAACACTATTATTTTTATCATGATGATATAAAGACTGGACTAAGAGGAGAAGGTTGTGGCTATCGTAAAGCTACTGTTCGTTCTGTTGGTCGTAAGTGGGTTTATATTAGGTTTGCTAAAGAAGGAAACTTTAGAAAACTTTCAATCAAAAAGTGGCAAGATATTTGCCGACAAAAAGATTTTAGAACATGGGAAGGTCATGTTGCAGAAAGTAAAATAAAAAGAAAAGCTCTTGATAAGGGTTTATCTTTCTACAAAAAAAGGTATAATAAAAATATTCCTAAGACTATTGAGGAACTACAAGAAGAACTGGAGGTAGCATTGTGAATGCTTCATGGGTAATAGTAGCTATACTAGAACTAAGTAATTTTAATGGCTTTACTATAGATGCTTATATATTTGATTTTAAATTTAATACTTTAAAAGATTGTTCTAGTTTTTTAAAATCCAATATAGTCAAACTAGAAAGATATATTAAACAAGAAGAAAAAATAAAAGCTGAAACTTTTGTTTGTTTAGAGTATAATAAATACTTTACAGAAAATAATAACGGAGACACTTAACATGTATAATAAAATATTAACTTGGATAGCCATACTGATTACAGTAGGTTTTATAGTTGTAACTATGTTTGCTTTACAAAAATCATTTAGTAAAGTTAATGAAGAAATAAATTCAAATAGAACTGAGATATATGGTTTGATGGAAAATCAAAAAGTTATTACTGATTCTTTATTAGACTTAACTGACTTATTAGATAACTTTGCTTTTCAATTATTTATTAATGAAACAGAACTAGAAAAAATAAAACAAGAATTAGACTTGCCGAATAATTTAAAAAGTTATGAAAGCATTGCAGAAAATAAAGGAGAAAAATAATGAGTCCTGCTAGTTGGGAAGTAGAAAGGAAACAAAAAGAAAAACTTTATAGTTTTAAATTTAAATTAAAACAATTAAGCATTTCTAATTTATCTGAACAAGAATATAAAGATGCAGTAGAAAAAATCTACATGGAAGTTTATTATCCAGAAGAAAGAATATGAAGTTTGTAATTTATATTGGTAAGTTAAAGACTGTGACTGTTGAGGCAGAAGATAAAGATTATGTTAGAGCAGTTATACTTGATAACTCAAGAGTTTTTCTTGAAGACTTATTTGATGATGGAGTAATAGAAATTGAACAAGAAAAAACTTAAAGAACTAAAGAAAAGAATTAGACCCATTCAGGTTGAATGGCTAAAGAGTTTGCTACCCCAAGAGGAAGCAGACAAGATTACTGTTGATAATGTTGAGGGTTTATTACCCGAAGATAATTATATGAAAGGTATTAAAGGGATTACCTTAGTCTTTATGTCAGATAGATGGCTATTAAAACAATTAAAAAAATATCCCGAAATTAAAACTTATACAAAACTAAAAGAGGTACTAAATGTATGAATATATATGTAAGGTTGTCATAGACAATCAAGAAGATGAAATAAAAACTTTTGCTTACTCTACGCTAGAAGCATTTGATAATCTTGTTTCTATGTCAGGAGTGACAGATATTATTTCTGTTGTTAATAAAGAGACAGACGAATCATTTACTTTTGATGGAGACTTAATGGCTCTTAAAGAAGCTAGAGGTAATATCAAAGACGAACACTTAATCATTGAGGAACTATACAGATTAGATGGCACAGAGAAGAGAAACAGTCTTAATTAAACATGTCAAGAAGGCAACTTCTCAGGGCATGGCAGGGCGAGGTAGAAAAGTTAAACAGTCTACTAAGCATTTAAATAAACATAAACGTAGACAACAAAAAATTAAATATCGAGGACAAGGAAGATAACTCTTGACAACAAGAATGTTATTCTCTAAAGTACAACTATGGAATTAATGGATAGATTAGAACGAGTAATCAGGAAGCCCTCTCTATCTCCATTTAAGTTACTTGATTTGGCTCATGCCACAACCGAGAGAGTGGTTGGCTCAAAACTCTCACAGATTTTTAATAAGCTAAACGGAGGTAATACACTATGGCTATATTAGAAGGCTCAGTAAAATGGGCAAGTATAACGACTCCAAACACAAAGTTTGAGCCAGTATATACAGTTGACTTAATTGTTGATGAAGATACTGCAAATGACTTTGCTTCAAGGGGTCATAAAGTAAAACAGCATGATGAAGGTCCTGCTTTAGTTATCAAAAGAAAGGTACATGGTCCTAATGGAATAACCAGACCTGCACCTAGACTTTTAGATAAAGACAAGCAAGAAATAAATGTTGCTGTTGGTAATGGCTCTAAGGTTAGAGTTCAATACAATGAGTATAGTGGTGAGGGTAAATTTGGTCCTTATATAGGACTTGACTTACAAGCTGTACAAGTTGTGGACTTAATCGAATATAAAAATGCTGATGGTGCTGAACTGTTAGCTGATGGCGAGGAGTTCTAATGGAAGGACAAGAAAGACCTTACATTACCATTGATGATGTTAATGTTTATGTTGAAGATTTACCTGAAGAAGGTCAACAAATCTTTGGCAGATTACAAAGGCTAAATCAAAAAAAAGCTGCACAGACTTTAGACCTTGAAGAAACTCAAGGAGCTATTAATTATTTCTCTACTAGAATTGTAGAAGTAATTAATGCTGATAAGTCTGGTGTTAAAGTAGAGGAATCTGAAACAAAAGAAGTACCATCAGATACTGAAACACAAGACAGTTAATAACAATTTAGCTAGGCTAGGTTTTTAAAGACCTCTATTTGTTCCTAGTCTAGCTATTATTTTGGAGATAGAATTGAATCAAGAAAAAAGTAAATTTATAAAGCATAGACTGCCATGTCCTAAGTGCAGTAGTTCTGATGCTGTATCAATGAATGCTGACAACTCGGCTTATTGTTTTAGTTGCTCAACATTTTTTACCGATTATGAAACTGCAAGTGAGGGCAGAATAGTGGAAACAACACAGAAACCAACCAATACATTTTTAGAATCCTATACTGGAATCTATGGCGAACTTACAGACAGAGGTATCTCTGAACAGACGGCTAAGAAGTTTGGAGTTCGTGTTATTAAAAATAGAAATGGAGATATAACGCAACATATATACCCATACTTTAATGGCAATGAAGTAGCCATAACTAAAACAAGATTTGTTGCAGATAAAAACTTTGCAACTCAGGGTACATTTGAAGGCACTGGATTATTTGGCGAACAGTTATACAGAAATACTGGAGGTAAATATCTAACCATTACTGAAGGCGAGTGTGATGCTATGGCAGTAGACGAACTTTTTCAAGGTAAGTGGGCAGTCGTATCTCTTAAACGAGGTGCTGCAGGGGCAGTAAAAGATATTAGAGAAAGCATTGAGTTTGTTGAGAGCTTTGATAATGTCGTGCTTTGCTTTGATAATGATAAGGCAGGTCGAAAAGCATCACGAAATGTTGCTCGTATCTTAAAACCCGGAAAAGTAAAAATAATGACTTTACCCAACGGCTATAAAGATGCTAATGACATGCTCAAACAAAAAGAATTTCAAGGCTTTACTAAAGCTTGGTGGGAGGCTAAGACTTATACACCATCAGGTATTATGGAATTGTCTAGTAAAAAAGATGACTGGCTTAACAGAGAAGTAAAAGAAAGTATTGCTTATCCTTGGGAAGGATTAAACAAAAAACTATATGGACTAAGACGAGGTGAGTTAGTGACTCTTACTGGTGGAACTGGACTCGGTAAGTCTTCAGTCACTAGAGAGCTTGAACATTGGCTAATTAAAACTACTAAAGATAACGTAGGTATTATTGCTCTTGAAGAAAATTGGGTAAGAACTGCAGACGGTTTAATATCCATTGAAGCAAACGATAGATTGTATCTCAATGAAAAACGAGATAGTTATTCCGAAGAAGATTTAAATGCTTTGTTTGATAAAGTAATACAAAAGAACAGAGTATTCATTCATTCACATTTGGGTGCGACAGACATTGATGAGATATTCGCAAAACTACGATACATGATTGTAGGTTGCGAATGTAAATGGGTCGTGGTTGACCACTTGCATATGCTTGTCAATGTCTTAACCGAAGGCGATGAACGAAGAGGTATTGATAACTTAATGAATAGACTACGTAGTTTAGTTGAAGAAACGAATGTCGGCTTGATTCTCGTATCGCATTTAAGACGAGCTACAGGCGACAGAGGACACGAAAAAGGTGTGACTGTATCATTGAGTCATCTTAAAGGTTCACAAGGCATAGCACAGCTTTCTGATTGTGTTATTGCTTTAGAAAGAAATCAACAAGCTACTGACCCTAAAGAAGCTAATACTACTAAGGTTAGAGTATTGAAGTCTAGATATACTGGAGATACTGGATTAGCTTGTGCCTTACAGTATAATACTGAAACTGGTAGATTATTTGAAGTAGATACGGAGGAGACATTTGACAATGAAGAAATTGGTTTTTGATATTGAAGCAGATGGATTAAATCCTACTAAGATTTGGTGTATTGTTGCTAAAGATTTAGATGAAGGTACTTGCCGTACTTTTAATCCTAATCAATTACTTGATGGGGTTGAGTATTTACAAAGTGCTGATATTTTAATTGGACATAACATTATTGGCTATGACATTCCTGCCATAGAAAGAATAATGGATGTTAAGTTAAATGCTAAAGTCGTTGATACTTTAGTTATGTCTAGATTATTTCAACCTGTTAGAGAAAACGGACACAGCTTAAAAACTTGGGGGTACAGAATTAACTTTCACAAACAAGAACAACCTGATGACTTTGATAGTTATACACCACAGATGCTTGAGTATTGTGAACAAGATGTATTACTTAACGAAAAAGTTTATTACACTTTACTTAAAGAAGGAGTAGGGTTTAGTCAGGAAAGTATTGAATTAGAAACTCAAGTTGCTGAAATAATGAATCAACAAGAAAAGACTGGGTTTCTATTTGATTTAGAAAAAGCTACTATGCTTTTAGCACAGTTAAAATCTAGAATGGTAGAGGTAGAAGATGAAGTACAACGAACATTTAAACCTAAGTGGGTAGATGATAAACTTGTTACCCCCTACATAAAAAAAGATGGCACATTATCTAAACGTGGCATGACCGATGAAGAATATGAAAAGTGTTTGACCACTAAAAACTATGACCCATTTATGCGTAGAAAATTACAAGAGTTTAATCTTGGTAGTCGCAAACAAATTGGTGAATACTTAGTAGACTTTGGGTGGAAGCCTGAAAGATTTACACCTACAGGTCAACCTATAGTTGATGAAGGTACACTTAAAAAGATAGAACACATCCAAGAAGCTCGGCTCATTGCCGAGTTTTTATTATTACAAAAGCGTATAGCTCAAATCTCCTCATGGATAGATGAACTAAAAGGTGAAAGAGTGCATGGTAAAGTAATACCTAATGGTACAATTACTGGTAGGATGACTCATAGAAATCCTAACATGGCTCAAGTTCCGGGAGTTTATAGTCCGTATGGAGAAGACTGTCGTGCTTGTTGGATTGTGCCAGAAGGTTATAAATTATTAGGTATTGATGCTAGTGGCTTAGAACTTAGAATGTTAGCCCACTACATGAATGACGAAGAATATATTGACGAGGTTATTAATGGCGATATACACAAAACAAATCAGGAACTTGCAGGACTTGAATCAAGAGATAAAGCAAAAACTTTCATCTATGCACTTATCTACGGAGCTGGAGATGAAAAGCTTGGAACAGTGGTTGGAGGAAAAAGAGAAGATGGTAAGCGACTTAGAAAGCGTTTTCTTACCAACTTGCCATCACTTGAAACTCTTACGAACAGAGTTCGAGAAGCTTCGAGAAGAGGATTCTTAAAAGGTTTAGATGGTAGAAAGATTTATGTAAGGCATGAACATGCTGCTTTAAATACTTTACTACAAGGTGGGGGTGCGATAGCCATGAAGAAAGCTATGTGTATCTTTGATAATAAAATAAAATTAAATACACTTGATGCTAAGTTTGTTGCTAACATTCACGATGAATGGCAGATGCAAGTTAAAGAAGACATAGCAGAATTTACTGGTCTTATGGGTGTTGAATGTATTGAAGAAGCAGGAAAGCAGTTAGGCATGAGATGTGCTTTGACTGGTGAGTACAAGCTAGGAGGAAACTGGAGTGAAACCCACTAAAGAATATAATTGGAAATTTAATAGAGTTAACTCTAAAGGAGAAGTAATTTTTAAACATAGTACTAAAGAATCTTTAGAGGATGTAAAAAAGTTTTTAAATAAAAAAGATATTTACTTTGAAGAAACTAAAACAAAAATGGTAAGAATTTATTTTGATAATAAAATGTATTCATATTATTATACTACGGGAAGATGGTCTCCCTACAACCCTAGTGGTTATCCTAAAAAACATTATTATTCAAAAAGTATTGAAGATTTTTTTACTAGATTTTTAAAAGGAAATTCTAATGAAGAATATTAAATCACATAGTAGAAAAGGAGATATTGCAGAATTAAAAGCAGTTACTTTTTTATTAGAAAAAGGTTATGAAGTTTTTAGAAATTGTGGTTGTGATGGACCAGTAGATATTGTAGCAATAGATGAAGAAAACAATGTCAGTTTAATAGATGTTAAAACTTTAGTTGGTAATTATGCTACTAAACAAAGAACATCTAAACAAAAAAAACTAGGAGTAAAAATATTAGGGTATAATCCAAAAACACAAAATATAAAATTTGTAAATCATAAAGGAGATTCTAATGAAACCCACTAAAAAAGACAGAAAAAAGTTTGACCTTGATTTACAATATGGTTCTATCAGAGAAGATAGAATCGCAGAGATGTTAACGAATAAAAAGATTGAGGTTAAATCAGAAAGAGATATATGGGCAGGAACTAATAACATTTGTATTGAGTATGAATCATGGGGTAAACCCTCGGGTATTCGTGCTACTGAATCAGATTATTGGTTTCACAATCTCTGTATCGGAGATGAAGAATACTGTACTTTAGTTTTTAAGACTGATGTACTTAAAAAGATTGTAGATAAATTAGATACTTTCAAGACTGTAAGTGGTGGAGACCATAATGCTAGTAGAATGTTCTTAGTTAATTTACCTAAATTATTTTCAACAGATGTAATAAAAGCATTTAAGGAGTTAGATGATGATACCAAAAAGTAATAAAAACGAAGAAGAGTTTGACTTAATCAAACCAGACAACTATAATAAGTTCACGTCTGAATCAGGTCATTGGTACACTCAAGAAGGAGAGCCGATGTACACTATCATTGGTGCTAATGGTAGGGAAAGAAATACCACATTAAGAGATGCAAAAACATTAGGCTTAGTACCTTCTGTCACAACGATTATTGGTATGATAGCTAAACCCTCTTTAGAGAACTGGAAAATAAATCAGGCTCTAAACTCAGCACTATCTTTAGAAAGATACGAAAACGAATCGCTTGATGAGTTTTCTGCTAGGTGTAAACACGACTCTAAAAAGATTAGTATTGAAGCTGCAGAACGAGGTACTAAAATACATGGCATGATTGAAAGAGGTTTCTTAGGTAAAGAAAAAACTAAACCATATGAAATTATTAAAGATTGGTTAGACGAAACTTTTCCTAAAGAAGATTGGATAGCAGAAGATTCTTTTTGTGCTACACAAGGATATGGTGGTAAAGTTGATTTGTATTCTAAATCAGGAATATTTATTGACTTTAAAACTAAAGATAATTTAGAAGGTAAAGACCCTGCTAAATTAGTTTATGATGAACATGGTATGCAACTTTCGGCTTATGCTCAGGGTTGTGGTTTTAAAAAAGCAGAACGAATATCTATTTTTGTAGACAGAAAAGATACTGAAATTATTTTATATCATGTTTGGGATAAAGAATCACACACTAAACACTTAGGAATGTTTAATAATATTTTAGAGTATTGGAAACTTGCTAAGAACTACGACTCTACCGTAAAGAAAAATGGCAAGAAGAAAACCAAGAAAACCAAGACCTAAGAAAGAGGCAGGTATTCCTAGAGGCTATGACAGCCATTGGGAATACGAAATACATCAAAGATTATTTAATAAATGGCTGCATCATTACGATACAGTTAGTTATAATATTCCTAAAAAATACGAACCTGATTTTGTCAGAGTGTTTGATGACGAAAAGATTATTTTAATTGAAGCTAAGGGCAGATTTTGGGATTATGCAGAGTACAGTAAATACATTCACATTCGTGATGCTTTACCTGACAATGTTGAATTGGTTTTCTTTTTTCAAAAACCTTATGCTCCCATGCCTCAAGCTAAAAAAAGAAGAGACGGAACTAAAAGAACTCATGCTGAATGGGCAGAGACTAATGACTTCCGTTGGTTTTATGAAGGCAATTTACCTGATGAATGGAAAGACAATGAATTATAAATTTGATGAAAAAGTTATTTTAAAAATGATAGAACATTATGTTGATGGTACTTATGATAAGCACTATTCACATGGAAAATATCAAGCTACTGACATGATACTTGATGCAGGTTATGGCGAAGGGTTTGCTATGGGCAACATTATGAAGTATGCCATGAGGTTTGGTAAGAAAGACGGTAAAAATATTGATGACTTACTAAAGATTATACACTATACAATGATAGCAATTTACATTTTAAGATTGGAGGAAAAGAATGGAAAAAAAGGGTGAACATCCTTATTTAGGAATAATTATAAACTATGACAAAGATAAAAAACTAGACAAGTTTAGTTTAGATACTCTTCAGGATAGATACTTATGGCAGAACGAAACTTCGCCACAAGAAGCTTTTGCTAGAGCTTCAGTATTTGTTTCTACATTTAAAGAAGAAACTGACTTTGACATGGCTCAAAGAATTTATAATTATGTTTCTAATCTTTGGTTTATGTTTTCTACTCCTATTCTTTCTAATGGTGGTACAACTAGAGGTTTACCTATCAGTTGTTTTCTTAATTATGTTCCTGATAACCGTGAAGGTTTATCTAGTCACTATGATGAAAACATTTGGTTAGCTAGTTCCGGTGGTGGTATCGGTGGTTACTGGGGAGATATTAGAAGTGACGGTATACCTACGAGTAATGGTAGTAAGTCTACTGGCTCAATACCCTTTATGAAAGTAGTAGACTCGCAGATGTTAGCTTTTAATCAAGGAGTGACTAGACGAGGTAGTTATGCTGCTTACATGGATATATCACATCCAGAAATTGAAGAGTTCATGGTAATGAGAAAAGAATCCGGTGGTGATGTAAATAGAAAGTGTTTAAACTTACATAATGGAGTTAACATAACTAATGCGTTTTTAAAAGCTGTAGAAGAAAATGATGATTGGCGATTGATTGACCCGAAAACAAATGAAGCTGTTAAGATTATAAAAGCTAGAGAACTCTGGTCTAAACTATTAGATGCTCGAGCAGAAACTGGAGAGCCTTATATTGTCAATATAGATAATTGTAATGATGCTCTACCACAAGGACAAAAAGATTTAGGATTAGAGGTAAGACAAAGTAACTTATGTTCAGAGATAACCTTACCTACTAATGACGAGAGAACTGCAGTATGTTGTTTGTCAAGTGTTAACCTTGAACACTTTGATGAATGGTCTAAAGATGATAAATTTATAGATGATTTAGTTACTATGCTTGACAATGTACTAGAACACTTTATTGAAAATGCAGTCGATTTAAATTCACTTGGAGGTTACAATGCAAACTATGAAAGATTTAAAAAGCACATTAAAGAAGGTAAAGAAGGCTTTACAAAAGCTGCTTATTCAGCCTATCGTGAAAGGTCTATTGGTCTTGGAGCAATGGGTTTTCACTCTTATCTACAAAATCAAAACATTTCCTTTGAGGGAATCTTCTCGACTGGAATCAACTATAAATTATTTAAGTTCATCAAAGGAGCTGCTGTTCTTGCATCTAGAAGACTTGCTGTACTACGGGGGGAAGCTCCTGATATTTCTAATTCTGGTCTTAGGAATTGCCATCTCCTTGCTGTTGCACCTAATGCTAGTTCCAGTATTATTTGTGGGGGAACTTCTCCGTCCATCGAGCCTATCAGGGCTAACGTCTTCACTCACAAAACGCTATCTGGAAGCTACAAAGTTAGAAATAAAAACCTCGAAAAACTCATCAACAAAAAAGTAACTGACCCTAAAAAACGTAAGAAAGTTTGGCAAGATATTAGTGATAATCGTGGGTCAATACAAGAGTTAAAGTTATTTACAAAAGAAGAAAAAGAAATATTTAAAACCGCAGATGAGATAAATCAAATCTGGGTTGTCGAACATGCGTATAAGCGACAAGAGTTTATATGTCAAAGTCAAAGTGTTAATCTATTTTTTATCTTACCTGATTCAACTCAGAATCAAGAACAACATAATGAATACTTACAGTATGTCAGTGATGTTCATTGGTACGGTGCTAATAAATTAAAATCACTTTACTATTTTAGGTCTGATGCTGCTAAAGCTGCAGAGAATGTTAACATTAAAGTTCCACGAATTAAGTTAGATGAAGTGGAATGTATTGCTTGTGAGGGCTAATATGAAATGTTGGCACTGTAGTACAGAATTAATTTGGGGTGGAGACCACGATATTGAAAAAGATGAAAACGAAGAGTACATTATGGAAACAAATTTAAGTTGTCCAAATTGTAGAACTTTTGTTTTAGTTTATTTACCTAGAGGAGAAAATTATTATGACTAAATATTCAGGAGCACTATTGTATAAAGCTCTAGAAACAAAATACAAAGCAGAAAAAGCAGAAGCTAAAGCTAATCTCGAAATATTTTTTGAGCATAAAGTAGCCGTAGCAGACCATCCTAATGTGGTTAAATCTATGGATGAACTTGTAAAAAAATATGCTAGTGCTTCTGAAAAATTAAAAATAATACAGGAGGAATTTTAATGAGTCTATTAAAAACTAGAGATTACTACAAACCTTTTGACTACGGTTGGATGTTTGAGTATTACGATTTACAAAACAGAATGCACTGGCATCCAATGTCAGTACCACTACATACCGATGTAAAAGATTGGAATGAAAGATTAACTGATTCAGAAAAGAATCTTTTAGTTCAGATATTCAGATTGTTTACTCAATCAGATGTAGATGTTGCTTCAGGATATGTAGAAAAGTATATGCAACTTTTCAAACTTCCAGAAGCTAGAATGATGATGTTGTCCTTTGGTAACATGGAAGCAATTCATCAACATGCCTACAGTTTACTATTAGATACTGTTGGTATGCCTGAAATGGAGTATAAAGCTTTTGCCGAATACGAAGAAATGTCTAACAAGCATGAGTACATTACAGACCTTAAAACTATTAAGTCTGATAAAAAGACTATCGCCAAAGCTTTAGCCGTTTATTCAGCCTTTACGGAAGGCTTACAGCTATTCAGTAGCTTCGCTATACTGATGAACTTTCAAAGATTTGGAAAGATGAAAGGCATGTGTCAGATTGTGGCTTATTCTATTAAAGATGAAAGCTTACATGTAGAAGCAATGACTAAATTATTTAGAGAATTTATCAAAGAAAATCTAGAAATCTGGACAGATGACTTTAAAAAAGAAATCTATCAGATATGTAGAGAGATGGTAAAACTAGAAGAAAAGTTCTTGGACTTAGTATTTGAAATGGGAGATATAGAAGGATTAACTAAAGAAGAAATGTATGCGTACAACAAATACATTGCTGATAGAAGGTTATTACAGTTAGGACTTAAACCTAACTTTAACCAGAAAGATAATCCTTTAGGTTGGTTAGATGATGTGTTGGGAGTAGAGCATCAAAACTTTTTTGAAGGTAGAGCTACCTCATATCAAAAAGCCGGACTGAGAGGTGATTATGGACAATTAACCTTTACAGGATTTAACAATGAAAACGAAACGAAATGAAGCACAACTTTTAGCTTATAGATTATTGTATGATAAAAGTGGCAACTTAGTTACAGAAAGAACTAAAGTTGATATAACGAAACTTAAAAAACACCTAGCTCCACAAGACTATGAAAATCTTAGGATTATAATTAGGGAAGCTACAGTTAAACTTGATGCAATACATAGTTATATTGAATCATATTTAAATGCCCGTGTTCAAAATAGTGATTAAATAGTTACACTAGCATAAAACATAGCTAGTCCAACCCAAAACATTATGCACAATACGCATACAGTTTCGTCTGTTCTCATGTTTTTCCTCCTTTAGGAAATAGTTAATTCTACCGAATAGACAAGCTATTCAGCACCTGATAAAGTTTTTATGGTTAGTCTTTGCGTTGGTCCTTCTGACCGTCTGCTCTGGCTATTCGGCTAACGTCAGGGTCTAGACCCATTGCAGCTCTACACATGGCATCAATCCGAATCATATCATTATCCATTTGCCTGATTCTATCTATCAAGGCAACAATCATTTGATGCTGAGTATCTAATTTCTTATGAATATCAGCCATCAAAAACTTTACTACTAGCCATACTAAATACCCCATGCCGATAGCACCTACCATTGGTATTCCTACTGTTTCTATTATGCCTATATAGTCTAATCCTTTCATCGCTTTACTAAGCTACCACCAAAATACATACCGATAATAGCTGATACTAAGTTTGTATCTAATTGAGTTATTACTAAGCCCTCAAATGTTATCCATTTAAATATCTCTACATCTTTAGTAAAGAATAAAAATCCGGGTTTAAATTGAGTGTAACCTACAGTTACTAAAATATCTGGAGCAAAAACTGCAACTAACTTTGGCAACACTACAATCGCAAAGATAGCAGTTAGTGCGATAATTCTTCTAGTCCATTGAAAGCCTACATTGTCTACGTTACGAGCAGCAGCTACGGCTTTCATTTCAAACTCGCCTCTAGAGATAAGTAGCTTTTGTTCTTCTGCTTTTGCTTTTCTACTTTCTGCCCAAATACTCATAACTCCACTAAGTACAGTAGAACCAAGCATGGTAATTATTTCAAACGGAAAACCCATTATTTTTTCTCTGGGTCAAAATGTAAGCTTTTATTTAGTATTCCTTTTAATGAGTCTAGTAATACTTCAGGAATCTCTTCAACTTCTAAGAGCTGTCTAGGACTTAGTTGTATCATATACAAATCCATTAAGTCTTCGTATATCTTTCTAAAATCTTCTCGCTTTATCCAAGGCATGTCATTACGAGTACGAGCTTTACAATCTATCTTGTAAGCTTCGTCTAAGTCTTTTTCTCTGTATAGTATCATTTAATTAATTTTTTAATAGCTTTTCTAAAATCTTCAACTCTAACAGGAGTTTGTTTTTTCCAGTCTGAAACACTTTCCGGACTTCTTCCTGATTGAATCTGTTTTATAGCTTCTTCATAATCTTTATCTTTTAATGCTTGTACAGCACTAGGAAATTTTCTTGTCCAATTAGTTCCTAGTTGAAAATTTACAGAACCTAATGCTTCAATAAATTCACCGCTAGATACATTAAAATCATTAGCTTGTTTTCTAGCAGCTTCTATAGCTCTGTTACTATCTTCTTTTAACCATTTAGTCTTTGTAGTATTATCTAATTTTATAGGATTACCTGAACTATCAAAAGCTACTTTTCTTTTTCCGATATTAGGTATGTTAAAAGTTTTATATTCTGCAATATCATAATTTTTTAATTCATCTTTTAAAAGTAAATGCCCAGTTCCACCAGTAGGTTTATCTAATGTATCTAAATAAATGTAATCAGAAGTTCCTTCTCTATCTTGTAAATGTTTTAAAAACCTTTCTTCGTTAAAAGAATTTGCGTTTCCACCCGGAAATTTTTTCATTCTAGGTTGCTCACTAAAAGTAACAAAGTCATCTCCTAAATTTAAGTCAATTTCTTTAAAACTTCTTATTATTTTTTTAATTGTTTGTTTTCTATAACCATAATCTTTTAAATAATCTTCTGCTTGTTTAATAGTTATCTTTCCATCAGTTAGTAAATTGTAAGTATCTCTAGCTGATACATTAAACTCTGAGTCAACATTAGATTTTTTAGGTTTTAAAGTATCTAAATATTCAGGATTTAAATAATTTTTTCTTAAATTTTTACCAGCTTTACTACCCTTAATTGTGCTAGTTAGAGCTTTAGCTATAGCTGCTCCTCCCGGAAATTTCTTCTGTCTTCTTTCTAGTGTTGCTAGTAACTTACCTTCTTCACTAAAACCTTTTCTATCTTTCTCAGGCTGTGCAGTTGGTCCAGCTTCTAAATCATAAGGTACACCAGTATTTTTATTTACTCTTTCTTCTGGTCTAGCAGGAGCATTAGGAACATTAACTGAAGGTCCTCCAGTTCTATATCTTACTCTTCTATTAGAGGATGAAGATTTTTTTTCACCAAACATAAATTCTGCTAATTTATTATCTAAATCTCTTCCTGCTTTTCTTGCATTTTTTTGTATATCTTTATCAACTAAACCTAAAGCTCCATACCCCGGAAAGTTAGAAGCACCTAAAGAAAAAAGACCCTTTCTATATAAAATTGTATCTACTATATCTGCAGGTAAAGGACCAGTTACTCCTTTAGCTATTGAGCCAATAGTTCCTGAACCATATTTAAAATTTTGATTTATTCTTCTACCATAATCAAAGAAAGCAAAACCTCCCCACCTTGCCCAAGCATCTCCTATTATTTCACCCTCTGTTTTTGGTCTACCAGTTTGATAGTCCACAAAAGAAGTACCTTCACTTCTTAAATAATTACCTAATACGGCTACTGAAGTCATAGCTAAAGTAGCCCCTAGTACTTTAGGAGAAGCAGACATCGGATATTTAAAACTTTCATTTACAAACCTTTTCATTACAATGTTATTAAATGCAGTCGGATAACCAGCAAATTGAAATAATAACTTACCTGCAGGGCTACTAAACATTAATGGTTTATTTGCTGCTGCTACTGATGGGTTAAGAATTACTTCATTAACAAATCTTCCTGCTCCGGGTAAATATTTCTCAGAATAAAAATCTAATTGCTGAGATAAATTTACATCAAATTCTTTGTTTTCATTTAAAGATTGACGATACCAATTAATTGCATCTTGTTCGTCAATACCTAATTCGTTTAGCTGTCCTGTTAAATAGTCTTTTTGATTTACTCCAGCGTTTCTAAAATTACCAGTAGATAAAGTTGTTGCTCCTATAGAATCTTCATAAAGCTTCTGAGCATTTCTTCTGATAATTTTTTGCCCTGTTACAAAAGAAGCTGCTTGAACTGATTGTGTCCATTGAGTAAGAAAGTTCATTTTAAAGAACATATTCTGAAAACCTTTAGCTCTTTTACCAGTTAAAGCATCGCCACTTGCAAGTCTATCAAAACCATCAAGTGTTGCAGATTCTAATGCTAAACCTACTTCATATAACTCTTTCCAGTAGTCGTCATCTAAGTCTTTAAAGGTAACTTTTTTACCACTCAAAGACCTTGCTCCTTGTATAGTTCTGTCTACAGTTTTTTGTATACCCTTGACTAGAGACTTTCCTATTTCTGCTGTAGCTGCAGGAACATCTGTAATACCTACTCTTGATAACATAATAATAGGTTCTGTTACACTTGAAATAACTGCTAAAGGTAAGTGAGCCATTTGCTGACTTAATCTACCCCATTCAGAAATTTCTTGTAATTTACCACCACCTAAAGTAGTAGGTCTATCAACATCTAATCCTGTGCTTTTACCATGTAAATCTCTAACTTTTTGTAGAACAGCTTCTATATCTTCACTGTATTGTATTTTTTGTTCGGTTGTTAAGTTTGTCGGTACATTATCGTTTAGTTCTTGTTTTATTTTTTGAACAATATTTTCTTCAAAGTCGCCAGTAGTCAAACCAAATCTTTTAGTTCTTTCTATAGTTTGAGTTGTGCTGGTAAAATAATCTGTTAAAACATCAGTAACATCTGTTTCTAAAAAGTCTGCTAATTCATCATCAGGTATTTTAGTAAACACTCGATGTTGCATGTAACCTTTTCCAGCACCAACACTTCCAGTAGGTCTAAATTCAAATGGAGTATGTCGCATTGCCAACATATTTTCGACAATAGCATCTGCTTTTAAATCAATAGCTTTTTCAGCTACATTAGCTTCGTCAGCTCCTCTTAATATAGCTAAGTCCTCAAAAGTATCTACACCATATTTTTCTCGCAGTCCAAAAGTTTCTTGGTCAATAGTTTTAGCATCGGCAGGAATACCTAACTCAATAGTTCTTTCACCTTCTTTTTTATCTAGTTCTAATTTATTATAATATTTTTGAAATTTTTTAGGTTTTGTATTTACAGGAGTAGCATAACCATACGTTTTTAATAAATCTTTAAATTGGTCCTTATTTGCTTGTAATAAACCAAAAGAAAATATTCTTGGAAAATAATTTTGAACTTTGTTTGGTTTTCTAAAAATACCTGCATCAACACCTTCATCAAAAGTATCATCTAATAATTTTTTTACACCTTTGTAAGCTTCTTTTACTTCGTCAGAAATATCTAAAACTTCTTCTTTATATTTATACTGTTTAGCTGTTCCTCTAGTTTGTAATAGTTTAAGTAAAGCTGCATTGTCTTGTTCAGTAATTCTTGCTTGAAAAAAGTTTTTAAATCTAGAAGTTCTGCCTAGTTTATTAAAGATTTGTTCTAAAGGATAATGTCTTTTACCAAAACCTAAACCTATACCTTCAGATAAAGACAAAGCTGCTTCATCTGTTTTTTCTTTAAATCCAGAACCAAAAGTTGTACGACCATAATCGTAACGCAACATTTTTAAAAAGTAGTCTAAAGTTTTAGAAGACTTAGCAGTAGTTAATAAAGGAGTAGTAGCTTTACCAACAAATTTTCCAATAGCTCTTTCTACCAGTACTCTAGGACTTCTTTGTGTAGGTAAGATTGCATCATAAGCTTGTTCTGTTTCTACTACTTGCTTTCTAGTTTTAGAGTCGGCAATTTTAATTTGTGCATCAGGATTATGCATGATGTATTGTTTTTTAAAATATCTACGACCATCTAATGCTCCCGAAACAAAACCTAAACTACCACCAATAACTCCCCCTGCAGTAGTAGCTGTTATTAATTCATTTAAATCAAGATTATTTCTTAGTCCTAAATTAATATCTAAGTCTTGATTATAATAGTTATGTAAGCCTGACCAAGCAGCACCTTCTGCTCCAGTTAATATAGCTGGTCTTGCAGCTAACTTAGTAGCTTCTGACATACTATATCTTTTAAGACCTTGTTTAATTGCTAAATTTAATGCTTTAGTAGCAGCAGTAGAAGCTCCTGCAGTAAAAGGAGCAGCCATTAAAGACACAAGAGTTAATGGGTCTGCCATTACATCAACAAAACCATTCTTGAGTAAGCCAATCCATTCGGTAGGATTTTTTAATTTAGCTTTACGAAAATTATTTTGTAATCTAGCATAAGCACTTTTAACATCTTCTGGTGCGTTTCTTGATTTTAATGCTCTAGCAACTAAACTTGTAGTGCTTATCTCAGCATCTCTTAGCCACTCAACAACCTCATCATTACTACCAAAGTAACCTAAAACTTTTTCGGCATCTCTAATAACTTCTTTATTATTTTCAAAGTCTGTAACACCATAATTAGGTTTTAAAGTTCTGTAATCTAATGGTTGAAAAGATTGTTGCTTAACAGGTACAGGGTCAGTTTTAGAATCAGTCGTAAATAAATTTTTATATTTATCATCTGTTAATAAAAAATTACCTTCACCACGATGATTAATTGGTTCATCTTGTAAGTTTATAGGTTCTTTTTCTTTTTCTTCAGTAATTTTATTACTATTTAAACTAGAAGGTTCTGTAGTGAATAAAGACATTTTAGCTATTATCCTTTAAAAATTCTTGAACTTTTTCTCGAGTAGGATTTTGTCCTAAGTTGTACTTAGTAAACAATTTTTCAAGTTGTCTAGGTTGAATAAAAGTTCGAGTTCCTTCAGCATAGTCTTGTAATTTTTTAAAGTCAGAACTTCTTTGCATTCTTTCATTAAATTCTAATATGTTACTTCCAATCTCTGCAAAAGGAACAGACTGTCTATCTACATCACCTATTCTAAGCATTTGACTATCTATTGAATTAGAATTATCATCACCCTTAAATCTAGCTACATCTATTAAGCCTCTTATTTCAGGGTCTGAGTCTACTCCATTTTGTATAAGAAGTTGTTTATAAATAGATTCGGCATCTTCTTTAGTTAACTCTCCAAAATTATATATTAAACCTACAGATTCATCATATACATAAGGTTTTCCTCGATTGGTTTTAGTTGGAGCAATTAGTTCTTTAAGAAGTAGTCTACGAGCTTCATTATCACTAAGTTTTGCACTATTAACATCATCTAACCTTGTAAAAAGTTGTTCTCTTTTTTCTACATCTTGAGTATTATCTATTTCTTCTTCTAAATCTTTTTCCGCATTAGCTATTATATTTGGAACAATATCTTCATCAGTTCCACCACCAGATTCTTTAGCATCTTTTATTGTTCTATTTACACTCATGTTATATAAATTATCAATTCCTAGTTGACTTCTTTCATCTGCAGAAAGTTGTTCACTTCCTGAAATAACAGTGCTATTGTTTAAAGGTTTTACAAGAATTAAACCTTTTTCAATATTAGTAGCATCTTTCATTCTTATATAACCATTTTTAGCTAAAAGTCTATAGGCATCAATTACATAATCTGAGCTTCCTTGAGGGTTTCTATTTCTTTCAGCTTCAAATTTTAAACCAGCAGCAAGACGAGTTACCATAAAACCTAAATATTTTCTAAAAGTTTGAGCTTCTCCAAAAACTTCTTTTTCAACTAAATTACCATCAACAATAGCTCTTTCACGATAAGTAATGTTTTCTTCACTTACTGCGGAAATATCAAAAGCTAACTCATCCAAACCAAAAAGTCCTATTCTTTGCTTACCAAAAGGATTTACAGACTCTCTACTACCTTCAAGTCTTGTTGGAGTAGCAGTATAAAGTCCTTTTTCTTTATCAATTAAATCACCCTCATTCCATTGAGCTAACACACCTGCTGGAGTAGTAAAATTACGTTTGTAATCTGCTTGTTCGTTAGCTGTGCCAATGCTATTTATTGCATTTAATTCGTCATTTCGAAATGTATTAAAATCTTCTTCATTAAGACTATTAACAGAACTTAAATAAGTTTCTAACTTATCATCTATTTTAACAATAGTTTTATTTAAGTTAACAAACTTTTCAGACTCATTATAAAATTTGTCTATTTTATTTTGAATCATACTGGCTTGATTATAAAGATTTGCTACGTCAGCAGCATCATTATCACCAAATAGTTTATTAACTCCTTGCCTAAATATGTCAGAAGATTCTACATCTAAACTAACTCCAGCACTTAATTTATCATAATTAGCTTGAGACATTTTATAAGCATTACCTATATCATAGTCTTTTAAAATTCCAGAATCTTTTATTTCATTATGAGTTTTTAAAACAAGTTCAGCTTGTTTATCAATTCTTTCTTTATAAAGATTTTTCATTTGATTTATAAGAGTGTTTGAAACAAAAGTATATTTAGGATGATTAGGGGTAAATATACCACTTCCTAAAAATGTTTTACCTATTTCTGAGTCAGCCATTAACTCTTCTGCTATTACTCTAGCTCCTGCTTCAAGTCCATTTGGATTATTTTCAATTCTATCAAATGTACTTTTTAAAGTTTCACTACGGGTTTTAATTAAGTCTGCTTTAGCATCATTTATTTTTTTTGTAAGATTAGGGTCTCTCATTTGAATTTCAAGACGTTCTTTTCTCCTTCTTTCTGGACCATCAATAACAGTTTCTTCTACAAAAGGTTTTACAAAAGCAGCTCCTAATCTTTCGTTTCTTTCATCTTCAAAAGCATCTTTAAGATACTTTTGTCTTGCTCTATTAGCCTGTCCTACACCGGCTGCTATGCCACTTAAATCTATTTCTTTTGCCATTACTCTGTCCTATCTAATAAATTATTATCTTCTGTTTCTGTTGGAGCTAATAAACTTGTATCAACTCTTTGTTCAACCTCTGCTAAAACTTCTTTAGGTAAATCTTTTTTCTGAACTTTATTTTTATTTGATAACTGTTTTATTCTTTCCATGTTATTTAGTTTCATTATTTCTTCAGTTATATTACCTTCAATAAATTCATCTAAGTCTGTATCATCATCTTCAATTTTATATTCAATATTAGCCATCTCTCCAATACCCATAATAAAATATGCAGTAGGCTCACCAATTAATAATCCTACATCTGGAGTAAATTTACCACTAACAAAACCAGTAAATACAAATAAACTTGTTAAGTCCATTACAGATATGCCTTGACCTAATGCTGTAACAATATCTGCTGCTACTTCTGGAGTAGAAAGTAAAGTGTACATGTAGTCTTGTGCTTCTCTAGGATTTGCAAATTGAGGTGGTTGCTCCCAAGGGTAAGGTTTTTCTGGGTCGTTTGTTAAAGAAGCTCCGGGAACATCTTGTTTCTCAGATAAATGAGATGTTATAAACTCTAAATTATCTGACATGTTTTGTGTATTTTTTGTATTTGTTAAAGGTAATCTTTCTTCACCACGATTGTCTGGTCTTTCAAAAAAATCACCACCACTAAACTCATCAAGAGAAACATCATTCTTTTCTAGTTCATCTATCATTTCTAAAGCTGCACCACTTACTGTAGAATTAACAACTTTTTTTAATTTTTTATCTTTCTTTAACATAATTAAGCATATTGTATTTGTGGTACTTGTATTCCTCTCATAAGAGACATATTAGTATGTCTTGCATAATCAAGAGAACCTGTACCGTAATTTAAATTTTGTAACATATTAACATAAGTACTGCCGATAGTATCACTACCTAAACCTTGTTGAGTAAATCTTATAGCATCTGGTAAAGCATAACTGCCTGTATAACTACCTGCTCTACCACCACCACCGCCATATAAATCTTGTTCGAACTCTGGTCCTTTAATATCACCATGCATTACTAGGTTATACATTCCTGTAGCTACAAGATTTTTTGTACCTGATTTTACACCATCTATTAAAGTATTTTTAAGACCATTTAAGAATCCTGATTTTCCAGCACCTGATTTTGCAGCAGTTGAAATAGCTGCAGAAGCAGCAGGTGTTCCTAATGCAGCACCTCCAGCCTTAACTGCTGTGGTTGTAGGAATTAATCCACCAACTCCACCAAATGTAGTAGTACTTATAGGTACCATAGGTCCTGATACTCCTCCGACTGATGCACTTACTACTCCAACTTTACCTTTTACAGAGGCAGGTATAAGACTACTTGCAACTGTACCAGTGCTTCCCGGAACTAATGCACTCCCAGTTAATAAACTACCACCACTTAAAAATGCTCCACCACCGCCAAGTAATCCTGTAGTTCCTGCTGTACCAAGAGCTGCACCACTTACTGTAGGACCAGCAAGACTTGCACCTAAAGCTCCGGCTGAACTTCCAGCTCCTAATGTTCCTGCAGCCCCCGGAGCAAATCCTACAAATCCTGCTTTCATCATAGCACCAAAAGCACTAGGACTAGAAAATCCAGCACTTAATGCAGCACCAAAACTTGTACCTGTTGCTCCCGCAGCAGCAAAAGCCCCTACTCCCGTAGCGATTGCAGCAATAATTATTCCTGCTCGAATATATTTATTCTTCCATGCTTTTTTAGCAAGTTTACCAACACCCTTAACGACCTTGCCAACACCTTTGACAACACCCTTAACTGCTTTTCCTACACCTTTAAATATTTTCTTTAAGAAGTCACACCTCCTACCTTATTGAATAGTCTGTTAGACTTGTTATTGTACTTTTAACTACTTGCAGCATACCATTCATAGCTTCATCATTTGCAAACTGATTAGATGCAAAGTCTGCAACTATTTGAGCTACAATGTCTTTATCTTTTCTAGCACCTGTAAATATATTATGTGCTTGGTCTCTTAAATCTTGCCACAAAGCTTGTTGAGCTTGTGAAGTTAAAGCAAAGTTTTGTTTAACTGCTTGTTCAGCAGCAGCATTAACTGCAGCAGTATCAGCAGTTGCTATTTGTCTTCGCCATTGAGCATTAGACTGAGCAATAGCTAAACTATTTTTAGCATTAAACTCTCTTCTATTATTTTCTAGTGCAGAATTAAATTGTTCTATTTGATTTTTTATTCCAGTATTAAATTTTTCTAAATCAAAACTTCTTTGTGAATCTCTAGCTGCAGCAGCATTTGCTTGTGAAGCATTAAACTGTTGAATAGCGTTCATCTGTGTAGTATTAAATTTTTCAGTGTCGGCTGCAAGAGTAGCCATAAATTGATTAACTTGATTTTCGCTAGTAGCATTAAATTGTTTAGCAGCATTTTGAGCAGCAGCATTACTCAATGCAGCTTGTTGTGTTTGTTGAGCATTAAGTACATTAGTTTGCTGTTCAGCACTTAAATTAGCCATATCCATTTGTAAAAATGCTTTAGCATTATTTATTTGTCTTTGTTGGTCAACAGTAGCTTGAGCTAAATTAGCTTGAGATAATAATGAAGCATTTTGAATAGTAGCTTGTTGGTCATTGTTAGTTTCTACTAAACTTACAGTTTGTAAAAATTTACTATTAGATAAAGCAGTTTGTTGGTCAGCACTAAATTGTGCTAAGTCTAATTTAAATACATTATTAGCATTTGTCAGAGCAGTTTGTTGTCTAAACTCAGCATCTTTAATTGCTACTTGAGCTTCAGTAGCTCTTTCTTGAGCTAATAATGTTTGTATAGCTCTAGCATTATCTTGTGCCATTGGTAAAGCACTTTGAATAATTGTATTTAATAGTGCATCTCTACCAACTGTAGAAGCTTCTAAACCTCTTTGAGCAAGAATAGCATCTACTTGTGCTACAGCAGGTCTTGCCCATACTGGTACAGTTCCTTGCTCAATGCCAGATAGTAAAGTATTCATTTGAGTACTAACTAAAGCTTCTTCAGGTAATCCAGCAACTAAACCTCTATCTTTATCAGATAAATTCATTAATCTGTTTTCTAAAGCTGTAGGGTCGTTACCAAGTTCTGCAATAGTTATTTCATCTATACCAGCATTTCTTAATTCTTCTTTTGCTCTAGTAACTCTTCTAACATCTAAACCATTTACTTGAGCAGCTTGAGCAACTGCTTCGGGAGACATTTGAGCAACTACTCTATCAGTTAATGCTCCTTCTTTAATATCTACATCAACACCAGTAATAGTAGGTACAGTACTAACATCTACTTTTTCTGCTACTGATTTATCACTAATAGTTCCTACAGCAGCTTGAGTAGGTTGTGCAGTTACAGTTTCAACACCAGCTATTTGTGCAGGAGCTACTTGTTGTGGTTGAGCAGCTTGAGTAGGTGCAGCAGTACTTACTTGTTCTGGAGTTTGTGTTTGCCCAGTAGTGCCGGTTACAGTTTGTAATCCACCTAAATCTCCAGTTCCCGGTTGTATTTCTCCCTGCGTTGTTTGACCTGCTAAAGTTTGAACTTGCATAGGAGTAGCTTGAATACCACGACCTGCTGCCTGTGCTTCTAAATCTTTTCTTTTTCTATCTAAAGCTTCTGGTGATAAATTTCCTTTGTCCACTGTAGTTCCTCCTACTGTTGTACCTAAAATCTTAAATCCACCTACAGTTCCACCTGCAGATGAACCAACATCTCCGCTACCAATAGTACTTTGTCCTTGAGTAAAGGTTGTATTGTTTTGTTGTTGTGTTTGTTGTGTTTGTTGTGTTTGTTGTGTTTGTTGTGCTGGTGTTATCGGTGCTGTAAATATAGGTGCTGGTGCTGCTTCTGGCTTAGGTGCAGGTGTATTTGTAGGTATTGATATATTAGACAAATCTGCACCGCCAAAATTAAAATTACCACTGTAAACATTAGAAAGTTGTTTGCTAAAGTCAGCACCGTACTCACCACCACCAAAAACTTTTACTCTTTTACCGTCACCAACAAGCCCACCTTTGCGATAGTCTTGACGTTCAGAAGTAGTACCTGCTCTTTTGTACTTTTTCTTCATAATCTATTTTACCTTAATTCAAAGAGCTTGTCAAGCTTTTCATCTAATTTATCTAACCTATCTACTAAATCTCTCATAACTGCTCTGGACTCATTTTTTGTAACATAGTCTCTAGCTATTTCTTCTCTAGTTTTATTTAACAAAATATCCACACGTTTATTTTCTTGAGAGTTTTGTCGAATGTTATAGAGTATTGGAGCTAGGACTAATGTTATAAAAGCATTCCATATCAGGTATGAAGATATTTCCATATTAGCCCACCTGTTTAGTTTGAACTGTTGGTGTAACTAACTCAGCTATATTTGCATCAAGACCAGCTTTCATTTCTGTAATCTTATCTGCACCCATAGCAGCTTCAACCCAACCTTGTACATCACTTGCAGTTAAATCTGCAAAAGCTGTAAAGCTTGATAAGTCTGAAGTGTCTAGTGATTGCGTGCCATATACTGTAGAAGCAGCAGCAATATCATTGTCTTGCGAATCTTTAACAGTATTAGTATCGTCAGTTCCAGTAAGTCTCCAGTGGACATTAAAAACAGTATCAGCGTTGCTGTCTATTTCTTTAACATCTACAGTGCTTACATTCCATGTGTAGTTAATTGCCATATTATCCCTCTAGTGTTTCTATTCTTGATTTTAAATCATCTATAATGTCTTGTTGTTCTTGAATAGCTTTAACTGCCATCCACATAATTTGTTGCTCTTTAACTCCTAACCTTGCTTCATCTCCTTCTCCTTGTTCAGTAACAAGGGTTGGAAAATCTGTTTGAATATCTTGTGCTACTACACCTAAATTTGTAGGTTCACTAGCTTCTTGTTCTTTATAGCGAAAAGTTTTTAATTGTAATTTTTTTACATTGTCTAACTGTGCTGTTGCATTGTTTATGTCTTTCTTCATTCTTTCATCAGAATAATTAAAGTCATTAGTAGTGAAATTACCAATACCTCCATTTGACATTATTACAGCTCTATTAACAGCCGTACCACTTACAGTATCTCTACACTTTAAAAATTCTGAAGTTCCATTGTTAGGTGTGTTCCAAAAATCCAATCTCATAATTTGTGGTGGTCCAGAGTTTGGATTACCTGTGTGCATAACTCTAGCAGCATAAGTTGATGCTGAAGATTCTTGCACTTCTAAGTTAAAAGCTGGGCTTGAAGTATTAATACCAACATTACCAGAAGAATCAATTCGCATTCTTTCTGCACCATCACCTGAAGTAAATTTAAAAGATGCACCAGATTTATCAGGTCCAATAGACATAAGGTTGCTATCATAGTTCCAAACTATTCTTGCACCTACTGCATCACTAGGAGAGCCAAAAAATATACCAGCATTATTAGCATCAGGAGTTAAAATAGAAATTCCTTTATTACCACTACCTTCAAATATTGCTATATTTCCACCTCCATTAGCAGTTACTGAACCTGCAGAACCTTCCATAACATGTAAGTCACCATCCATTGTTGCAGTTCCAATACCAACTTGTTCACTACTATTAATAGTTATTGCTGCTTCTGTGCCTAAAGTAGAACCATTACCAATAACTAATGTATCTGCTGAATCATCTAATCCAATGTAATAGTCTTGGGCATTACCATCAAAAACAATCTTAGTATCTTCTTCACCTGCATCACCAATAGTTAAAGTAGGTGTTGTACCTTTTAAGGTCATGGCACTATTAGTTAATGTTAGTACTTCAGTACCAGCAATATCCATTCTAATAGTATCTTCGTCAGAACTTTCTTCTACTTGAATTTTAGTATCAGCATCAGCATCAGCAATAGAAGTAACTGATGCACCCGATACTGTTAAATCAATAGTACCATCACTATCTTGATATGTTGCAGTAATACCTGTTTCAGTATTTGAACTAAACATAGCTCCTACTGTATCTTGAACAACTTCGGTTAAATCTATATTTGCCGTACCATCAAAACTTACACCATGAATAGTTCTGGCAGTTTCAAGAGCAGTAGCTGTAGCAGCATTACCAGTTGTATCTTGATTTAATGTACCAACTGTAAAGTCTAAAGTACCGTCTGAGTCTTCATAAGCTACTGTAATACCTGACTCAGTGTTAGAAGATACCATAGCACCTACAGTATCTTGAATAACTTCAGAAAGGTCTATATTAGCTGTACCATCAAAAGAAACTCCATGAATAGTTCTGGCAGTTTCTAAAGCTGTAGCAGTTGCAGCATTACCTGTAGTGTCTTGGTTTAGTGTGCCTACAACTAAATCTATTGTACCATCTGCATCTTGATATGTAGCTGTAATATTTGTTTCTGTATTACTAGAAAACATTGCACCTACAGTATCTTGTACAACTTCAGATAAATCTATGTTTGCAGTTCCGTCAAAAGAAACACCGTGTATTGTTCTTGCAGTAGCTAAAGCTGTTGCAGTAGCTGCTAAACCTGTAGTGTCTTGATTAAGTGTGCCAATTACAAAGTCTAAAGTATTGTCACTATCATCATAAGTAACAGCAATACCAGTTTCCGTATTACTTGTTACCATAGCTCCTACAGTATCAGAAATAGTTTCTGCTAATGTAACTCCACCAATAGTAATTGCATCGGCTTCTAATGTTCCGTCTATGTCTGCATCACCTGATATGTCAAGTGTAGCTGCATCTAATTCGCCACTAATAGTTATATTACGACCACCAGTTATATCTTTGTTTGCATCTGTTATAATAGCTTTACTTGCTATTACTGTTCCGTTAGTAATTCCATCTATAAGATTAATGTCTGCAGCACTTGCTGTAACACCATCTAAAATATTTAACTCTGCAACTGTTGAAGTAATTCCATCAAGAGCATTTATTTCTGCAGCAGTTGCTGTAACCCCATCAAGAATATTAAGCTCTGCTGTGGTGCTTGTTACACCGTCTAAAATATTTAACTCTGCTGCAGTTGATGTAACACCATCAAGAATGTTTAACTCTGCTGCAGTACTTGTAACTGCTGTACCATTTATAGAAAGAGCATCAGTTTCTAAAGTACCGTCAACATCTACATCGCCACTTACATCTAATGAACCTGCATCAAGTTCACCAGTAAGAGTTATGTTTCTAAAACTTGCAATATCTTTATTACTGTCTACTACGACTGCTTTAGAAGCTGCTACTGTTCCAGCAGTAACTCCATCAATAGTTTCTAATTCAGCTTCACTAATATCTGCTGAACCAATAACAAAACTTGTACCTGTAATTGCTGTACCTGTAATAGCTGCTGCACTTGAGCCACCAATAATAGCACCATCTATAGTACCGCCATTAATATCAGCAGTATCTGCAACAAGAGCATCAGTAGTTACTGTGCCATCAAAGTAAGCATCTTTAAATTCAGTAGAGCTTGTACCTAAATCTATATCATTATCTGTAGAAGGTACTATTGCTCCATTAGTAAAGGTAACTTGATTATCTCCTCCAGCAGCTATAGTAATAACATCTGAACCACTGAAAGTTATTGAAGTATTTGAGTCAGCATCTCCAGCAATACTATCTAATTGAATACTACCTACATTAGTAATTGCTGAATCACTAAAATCTATTGTTCCTGTAACATCTAAATTACCACCAACAGATACATTACCTGTAGTAGTTATAGCATCAATATACGCATTTTTAAAATATAATGAACTTGTTCCTAAATCAACATCACTATCAGTGACTGGAAGTAAAGCACCATCTTGTATTCTAATTTGTTCAACTGCAGAAGAAGAAACTTCTACATAAAATCCCCATCTATTGTTTGTACTATCTACAACTATTTTATTTAAAAAATCTAAATCACCAATAGTATGAATATTACCACCTTGACCTGCAGTACCATCGTGTCGGTGTCCAGTAGAACTTGCACTACTTGAAGAGTAAGTGAAAGCGTTTACTAACTGATTATATTCATCATTAAACAAAGCAGCAGTTATAGTATCGCCATCTGCGAAAGTGCTTTGTCTTGTATATGTTTGTGCCATAATTATCTCCTACCTGAAGGTATAAAGTCTATATAAAGTCCGTTAACTGTGTAGCTTGGTTTTGAATCATTGCTAATTATTGAAAAATTATTACTTGTTCCACTACCTTGTAAAGGAACTCTTATCATTGGATTATTTTGTCCAGCAAAAGTATTTGTATTAAATACTGCTTCGCCAAATAAAGAAGGTGGATTTATAACTCCTAAATCAAACAAACCTGTAGGTTGTGGTATATCTATACTATTAAAATCAAATTTTACTTGTACATCAGGTTCTACTATTCCTTCTGTTTTCATAGAAACTCTAAGATAGTGTAAAGTTTTTAAAGTTCCTAAATCACCGTAATCGTAATTAGGTGTAGTATATCTAGCTAAAATATCTGCACCATTAAAATTATTACCAGTGTCATGTTCATAAACATTACCATTAGTATCTCCATGATAATATTTTTCTACACCATTATTATCAAAACCAGAACCAATAGCTGTAACTTCTAATCCTCTAGTTTCTGACCACTGAAAACCATTAGGTCTTAATGTGCCGATAATTCCTCTTTGAGTAGTATCAACAGCAGAAGTATTTGTATAAAATAATCTATACTGTGATTTTTCTCTAAGCACTACACTATTAATTGTGTAAATATTTATATTTTCTGCTAAATCACTTAAAATATTTTGTATAGGACTACTAACAGTACCTAACTCAATATCTCCAATCCTTGCTGTACCAGCTACTGTTCTTAATCCATCTGGTGCTAAAAATATTAAATCACCACCAATTTCTTGAACACTGTGTCCACTTAAACAACCTACGTTTTTAGTTACTGGAACTATAGCTATCGTACTAGAATTATTTATATTCTGTAATTTAAATATTGAATTTTCACAAAATATAAATAATTCGTTACGGAAACTTTTAATTCCTTTTACTTGGTCTTCTAAAGAAATCGAACCAGAACCTGTACTAGTAAAATCTGTTGGGTCTAAAGTACCACTATAGAAAATAGTATTTAAATTATCTTCAACTCCAGCAGCTATTAAATGTTTATCATGTACTGTTACATATTCAACTGACTTTGTACTTGTTACTGTTATTTCACCTGCAAAAAAAGTTCTAGTATTTATGTTTGCACCCGTACCTGTCATTTCAAAAAAGAAAGGTTTATTAGCTCCATCAGAAATAATTAACTTACCATAATCTGAAGTAGCACTTTCAAATAAAGCAAATTGACATTGTGCTTGGTTAGTCCTAGCAGATACACTACGACCTGTAAAAGCTGTATGATTATCGCCACTACTAGCAACACTAGCTCTATTTATTTCTAACCAACTTGTTCCAGTTTGGCTAAAATAAATACTTGTACCAGCACAAACAACTACACCATCTGCGTAAGGTATAGCACCTAAAATAGTTGTTGAACTACCTGTAGGTTGTGCTGCACTATCACCACCAAACTTTGTAAAGCCATTAATACGTCTATAACCACCTTTGGTAGAAACTTCAAAGTTTTTTAACTCAGTTGCTACACCGGGAGTTTTAAGTAAATCAATAGCATTTGAAGAAGTAACTAAACCTCCGGCACATGCTACTGTATATGGTTGTGAACGAGACATAAATTAATAATAAAGTCTATCGTCTACCATAGCTCTTGGAGTAGGATTAATTAAATTAGATTTCATATATTTTAATGATTTTTTATAATCTTCTAATGCAAAAGCAGCTTGTTGTGGGCTTTCTTTAAACTGCCAAACATAGTATCTAACTCTAGATGTAATTACATTACTGTATTGTTCTGGAAAAACTATTTCATCTCCATGTGCACTTAATGCTGTTGGTCTATTAAAAGCATAAAAGTGTATATTATAAACTTTATCTGGTATTGGGCTTAATCCAAACTTTCTACTGTCTGGAGATTTAAATACATATTTAGGCTCACCATAAGCTTGAGTATTGGCATCGTCAGAATTTTCTGGGTCTCTTAAAAATCTTCGCCATTCTTCAAGATTAATATGTTTTAATCCTTCTGAAACAAACGGAGCTGACTCACCAGAAACATTGATTGTGGTAATATAAAAATCATCCCAATCAATAGATGCAAAATCTGTAGTTATACTAGAGCTACCATCTTTTAAAGTGTACCATCTTTGTCCAGCTACTGTAGCAACTGTTGTGTTTCCGTAAAACGGGTCAGTTGCTCCACTTACTCCTGCAGAAAAAAACGGTAATTGTGGTTCTTGATTTGCTATATCAAAAATAGCTTTATTTATAGAATCTTTAACAAACTGTTGAAAACCTACAGCACTTGAAAAGTTGCTAGAAGTTAGTGGAACTTCATTTAGTTCCCTAAGTATTTCATTAGTTAAATCAAGATATGTTGTAGCCATACTACGTTCCTACTTTTTTTTGTGCTGCTTTATGTGCTTGAGTAAAAGTTTTACCTTTTTTCATCATAGCAGTCATAGATTTCATATGTTTTCCAGTATGATGTTTAGAGTGCTTTTTCATAACATCTTGTTGTCTTTTAGTAAGAGCTGTAACATTAGCACCTTTTACCATAATTTTTTTCTTAGAAGTTTTTTTATTAGTAGTCTTTTTAGCAGGTCTACCTCTTTTACTTCCATATGTTCCCGGTCCACTTGGCATAGTTTACTCCGTTTATTAATTAGGTTTTTGAGTTTGCATAGATGCTTTTACAGCAGGTCCACCATCAGACATGCCATATCTAGTTCCCATACGCATTTTTTTTCTTTTAACTTCTTTACCTTCCATGTAAGACATTCTCATGTCTTTCTTTTTTTTCATCATACCCGGCATTATTTTTCCCCTTTATTTTCTTCGTATTCAAATTTCATTGTGTTATGTCCTACCATCTCAGAACACTTTTCTTCTTTCTGATGAATAGTTTCGTAATACATAATTTTGTTTTCCATATTGTTCTCCTAAAAAGGAGGAGTCCGAAGACTCCCCCAATTATATTTAGTCTATTGCGTAAAAAGCAGATACTAAAGCTTCTGGTCTAAGGACCTTAGCTCCGTATACGTGCAGTCCTCTAACAATATCACCAAAAGAACTAGGGTCTCTAAGAACCTCAGTTGAGATGATAGTTTGAGCAGTTGCAGTAGAAGAAATGTGACCAGCAAGAATTTTGCCGGAAGCTGTACTAGCAGCAGCAACATTATTAGATTTGTACATGTCAAATCCTCTTAGTTTACCACTAGATACAAGACCATTTCTTATAGAGCCTTGACCTGCGTTAAAGTCTACAGACATTAACTTAGAACCAGATTGAGAAAGTTCATTGTAGAACGAAGGTGGTGCAACGAACCATCTTCCTTCTTCAGGAACACTTTGCTCATCTAGCAATTTAGCCATAAATGCCATTACGTCAAGAGGGTCAGCTCCAGTACCATCAGAACCTGTAAGGTCGATAGAGTTAGAGCCACCTTGGTGCTGTGCCATAGTTTGAGTGGCAGCAGAAGCATCCGCACCTAAAACGTGGTCAGGTGAAGATGTAGACACTCCAGAGAACATACTAGCAATTACTGCAGCATCATAAGAATCTCTTAATGCGTAAGCTGCAGAAGAAGTTGCTACTTCTTTGAAGTTAACGTGTGACATATTAGTTTCAATATCATCTACGATGAATTTGAAAGCCTTTGCACTATCTACAACTAAAGTTAACTCTTGGTCAGTTAGTTTAGTAGCAGTAGTATCAGAACCCCTAGTGTAATCCGATACAGAGATTACAGGTTCTTTGATAATCTTTACAGAATCTCCGAAAGCAGATATTTCACCGGCATAGTCGGTGTTAGTAATAGCTTCAACCACCGATGCTTTTCTGAAAAAGTTTAAAACCTTTTTAGAGTAAATCGAAGGTAAAAAGAAACTATTAGTTTGTCCACTTACAGAGTTTGCAAAGTTTGCATTAGTATCAGTTGACGGTTCAAAAAATTGAGCCATAATAATACTCCTGTGTATTTATAGTTTATTTTGTGATTCTGCCTTGTTGCATTGCTTCGCTGATTTCACTTTCGTGTTTATCAAACTCAGCCATACTCATTGCAGCAATCTCCTTTTCAGACCATATCTTTTCGCTTTTAGGTTCTACACTTGTTGTTTTAGTAGATACCATATCAGCAGCAGATTTAGTCTTTTTAGAAGTTGTCTTTCTTGGACCAGCTTCTATTCCTAAGTCTTTTTTAAATAAATCCAACGCACGACTAGCTAAATCAGGGTTATCAGAGTTACTATAAATCCAATCTTGTATAGACTGGGGCTGCTCTTTTGCCCATGAATGAAAGTCATCACTGTTTCTGATTTCATCAAAGTCAGGATGTTTTTCCATTAACCTTTCTTCTGCAGATTGTTTTAACATTTGAGCTTCACGTTCTTGGAGTTGACTAAGACGTTCTTCTAGAACTTTTGCCTTAGATTCGCTTTGCATATGAGCTACTGTTTCCACAACCTCAAAAACATCAGGATATTTTGTTTTAAACTGTTCAAGTTCTTCTTCAGTTTTAGGAGCTTGATAAGCTGGTCTATTACTAGCTGCTTCATCTAAAAGCTCTTGCTCTCTGTTTTTAAACTCATTAAGTTTACTATCATAATGTTTTTTTAAATCATCGTAACGCTTTTTGTAGTCTGGTTTTTTATAAGGACTATCCTTAGCTTCCAAATTATCTACTTCAACATTACCAACCTGCTCTGCTTCATTAACATCACCTGATTTAAATAATTTATTTTTTTCAGATGGCTCTTCAAAGTAAAGCTGGTCTGCTGATTGAAAAGGTTTATCAGTTCCTTCGTGCCAAGATTTTTTTAAATTATAAGGATTTGGCTGTTCCTCATTTTTGACTTCTTCTGTCATTTTTGTACTCCTACTCAGGGCTTCGTTTAACAAGGTAGCTGCGTGTGCACTTGCAGGGCTTGTCTTGTAAAGGTCGCCTTTCAGTTTAAATAAGATAAAGTGCCTGTAAACAGGGTAGCTTTATCGCCTAGCTTCTAACATGTGGTCTGCCGGAAAGCATAGATTTTTTAATCTCATCACCAACTAAATCGTCTTCTTCTTGCATACTTGCTTGAGAACCAACTGTTTCTTTAGTAACTCGAATATCCTGTCTAACTGGTTGTTGTTCAACCGGCATAACAGTATTTTCTTCTTCCATTAGCCCACCGTCTTGAGCTATTTGTCTTTGGTCTGCTTGAGCTTCAGCTTGTTTCATTATAGACATTAAATTGTCTGCTCCGATAACATCTACTGACTTAGCAGTAAAGACAAATTCACCGTCAGATAGCCTTGCGGGTATACTGTCGGAGACTTCTGACCCCGGACCTTCAACAGGTCCTGAGCCTGAAAATTCCATTGCAACTTCCATAACTTTATCAAACAACATACTAAGTTGTGGATTTGCTTGTAATTCTTGCATAAGCATTGTTTCTTCATCATCGCTTAATGCTTCATCTATTAAAAAGTCTACATAATTATCTTCCATTTTTTCATCTGAAGCTTGTGCTTCTTCAATAGCTTTTTGTTCTTCTGTTTTTTCTTCTGGCATCATATCTGCCATTTGATTATCCATAGGCATTTCATTTTCTTCTTCTTCCATCATGTCTGCCATTTGGTCATCCAGCATCATGCCACCTACTTGTTTTTGTTCTCGCATGTTTTCTTCAATAGCTTTACCCCTAGCTTCTTCATAAGACGATAGTTCACCATCATTATCTAAATCAGCTTTTTCAGGATTTAATAAACCACCATCTTGTTTTTTAGCTCTTTCTGCTTTTTCCATTGCTATTTCAGCAGCTTCAATGCCTAAATCTTCAGCTTCTTGTTCAGCATTACGAAAACGAATTTGTTCTAATGCATCAGCTTTTTTAACTGTAGGGTTTTCTCTTAAATACTGTTCTACTTCTATATCTTCAAAAAAATCTTCTATAAAATTTAATTCTTCTAATCTCTGGTTACTTCTAGCATTTGGACTTGGGTCAGTTTTATATTCTCTAATAATATCAGTAGTTTCTTTTCGTATTGCATCTAAGTCTGCAGAAGAAAGATTTTTTAAATCTTTTGGAGAAATACCTATAAGTTTATCTTTATTTTTAGGAGATTTTCTAATTAAATTATTTATCATTTTAGCTAATGCACTCGCACCAAATACAAACTTTTCTCTGTCGTCTGAAAGTAAACCACCGTCTTGTTTATTTTGTCTTTTTAATTTATGTATGTCATATTCATTTAACTTTTGAATAGTTTCACCTTGTCGTCTTAATGCATCTCTTTCTGTTTCAAATTTAAATTTATCGAGATAATCTTGTCTTTTACTTAAATATTCTTTATTTTCAGACATTATAAAATCACGATTTAATAATTTATTTAAACGATTTTGCAATTCTTTTTCTTTTTCTTTGCCTATAACTTTTAAAAAAGTTTCATCTTGTAATTGACTTCTTAACTCGTTTCTTTCTTCAAATGGGCTTTGTCCAATTAAACGGTCCATTTTATCTTGAAAAGTATTTCTCTTTCCTTTTTGTAAAAGTGCAGGTTTTGTTATTTTTCTTTTAGCCATATTTATTCCTCTATTCTATTCAGAGCTTCCTTGACCTGTTGGGGCAGAGCCTCTAAGTGTACCAGAGAAGCTATCTTCCCCTGCAACCGGAACATTTCCAATTCCGATGTTGCCACCGCCAGTGCCTGTAACTCCAACATTTTGCGTTCCTTGAGGTACTCCACTAGCACTTCCCATACCTGTGGGTTGTTCACTACCGGGTTGAGCTTCCTCGCCTGTGTTTTGTCCAGCATTTTGCATTCCTATAATTTGTGCCATCATAGCTGCTTCTTCTGGGTCATTTAATATTTCATCAGGGTCTAAGTCTAAGCTATAGGCAAGTTCACTAACCAATTTAGATATTTTAACAAACGGTGCAATAGTTGGATTTTGTGCAGTTTGTAAGAACATTGTAAGTCTTTGACTTCTAACTTCTTTCTGCATCAAACTATTTGTACCAGTTGCTTTAACTTCTAAATCACCTACCACATCTACTTCCCCTTCAAAGAACTGCATGTTCCATTGAAAGTAAGATTCCCCCAGTGGTTTTAATAAAAAGTCATCAAGATTTTTAATAACTGTTTTAATATTTAAACTAGCAGCTCCTAGTAACATTGACATACCAGAAGCAGTTCGAGTCATACTTTGTACTCCTGTCTGTCCATGTGAGTAACTAGGAATACCTGTTTGTTCATCTGCTAACTGTCTAAACCTATCAAACATCATCATGTTTTCTGGTGCAGTGTTAGGAAACTTTAAGCCATATATAGACTGACCCGGTACTCCTGCTTGTCTTCTAAATATCTTACCCGGATAAACTTCCATGTTTTGTCCACCAACAAGAGCTGATTCATCAACATCAAATACTAACGAACCAGCAAGTGCTAAATTATCTACAGCCATCCGAGCATGACCATTCATAATTTGTTGAGAATCATCCATATTCTCAGCTACACCTATACCAAAAAAGTTATAGGGATTTCTTTCATAAGGAAATGCATTGTAAGGTATACGATAAGGTGTAAATGGATTTATTACTGCTCGTAATAATTTACTACCACATACCCATGCATTAATTTGTATTTCATCTAAATCATCTACACTGTCAGGTAAATCAATACCAACTTCTCTAGCATACTCTGCATCCATAATACCCCAGTATTCAAGGACTTCAAAGTTTGAAGAGTATTCTTCATCAACAGTAGCATCATCTTTTAGTTGAGCTTCAAAACTTTTTTCTTCGTAGTTAGCTCCTAGTCTTAAACATTCTCTAATTGCTTCTTTATCAAAGAAAGGCATATTTCTTAACTGCCTTAATTGACTACGATTCATTTTATGTCTATGTATTACATATTCACATTCTTCTATATTAGTTGCTGCAGGGTCTGGATAAAAATCCCAACAGCTTACAAATTCTATTCTTGGTACTCTAACTTCAAGAGGATTAAATTTTCTTTCTCCTTCTTCACCATAAGTCCATCTATTTAAAGTTTTATTAAAATTAAATGGACCTTTAACAATTCCTGTACCAAGTAATGCAGATTCTAATAGTGCATTTCTTATTTCTGAAGAACCATTAGATTCTTCTATTTGGTCATGGATTAACTTTTCCATTCTTCTCGCAGCTCTTTGTGCTGGAGATATTTCCATAATAGATGGGTCAGGTGTTAAACCTTCTTTTAAAATACCAGCTTCATCTGCTAATTCTTCTATACTTTTTTCAAACATACCAGTACCAAGAGTAGCACCGGGTTTTAAAGTCTTACCGTCTCCTTCATAACCATAAGAATAAATACTTTCAACAGGTTCATCTTCTAATCTATTACCTATATTATCGGGCATGTTACCAGACTCTATAGATGGATTAGGATTATTAACATCTAAAAAAGCATCTTCTTTATCGCCTTCTGGTAATTTAGTTTCTGCAATACCTATAGGAAATTTACCTGTACCAAAAATAACATCTACTAATTGTCCAAAAGCAGCTAATACTTTTGTTTTAGTTATTTTAACAAATACTCTAGATTTTTCAGATTCTCTAAACTTTATACTTTTACCATAAAGTCCACGATAATTTTCATAAGCTTTTAGCCAACGATTTTCATCAGACCTACGAGCATCTTCTGCTTTAGCAAATCTATCTATAATAGTACCAACTAAATTCATACGTTGGTCTTCTTCTAGATTTAAAGTTTTACCAGCTTCGCCCTCTACTTCTTCGTAGATATTATCTGCATTTAAAAATGTATTATTGTTGTCTGCCATTAATATCCAAATTTATCATCTGAAGGTACATATCCAGATGTTTTTATTCTTAACATCCTATCATAAGGATGGTCTAATTTAGGTCTACCCATAATCATATAACGCAAAGCATCATAAGCATGGTCAGCCGAATGAGTATCTACATCCTCTGGATTAGAACTCGCTAATGGTAGACTTTGTAATTCTTTTATAAGGTTAACACAACTACTTGTTATTTGCAATCTTGGTCTACCTGTTTCGTTATTTTGTCGCAAATGTTCGTGTATTTGTATTTTACCAGCTATTCTATTTTTATCAGCTCTTCTGAGTTTGTGTCCTTTCTTAATTAGTATTTCACCAATCGTAGGACCTGTATATCCTGTTCTTGACCATGCTGAAGTATCTAAAACTCCAGTAATAGATTTAACTTCATTCATTTCTAAATCAGTTATTCTATCACCTAAGACTTCACCAGTAAGACCTTTCTGATATAGTTCTCGATAAACTATAATAGTTTTGTCTTCTGGGTCTACTGCTGCCCAAAGACAACAGCTTTCCGAAGCATATCCATAATCAATTCCTTTTGTACGTTCCCACCATGTAGGAATATCAAAAGGTGGTATGACATGGATGTCAGGGTCAAACTCAGCAAAGGCTGCACCTTCACTAATATCCCAGTTACCTTCTAGTAGTTGCTTTCGCTGTACTGCTGGTAACGAGAGTAACATTCTCTCATACTCGCCATCTTCCGCAAGAAAAGGATTATCCTGTAATCTTGCTGGAATAAACTTTCTAGTTAAACCATCATGACCAACAAATGTTTTATTATAGTCTGAAGGCTCAACATA